AGACGGCCAAGACGGCCAAGACGGCCAAGACGGCCAAGACGGCCAAGACGGCCAAGACGGCCAAGACGGCCAAGACGGCCAAGACGGCCAAGACGGCCAAGACGGCCAAGACCTCTTCCCCCAGCAAGCCGAAGGGGAAGCCGAAGGCCAAGACTTCCAGTGCCACGGCTGGAGACAGAGGGTGTGCGGCATTCATCCGGCAGTGTTACACGGAAGGGGGATACAACACTCCCACGGATGAAATCCGCCAGAAGTGTGTCGAGAAGTTCCCCAACCATCGGGCTCCCCTGAACCCGTTCTACATACCCAAGATCAGGAGAGAAATGGTGGCCGCAGGGAAGCTGACCAAACCGGCTTCTACCTCCAAGCCTGAGACCACCAAACCGCGCAAGACACGTGGAGGGGGTGAGTCCGCCACCACGAAGACCGGCGGTGTCCAGCGGAAGGCCGGGCGGACAGCTAAGGCGAAAACCCGGGCCAAATCCGTGCGGGCGCCGTCCACGGACAAGACTGGTGCAACCGTCAAGTCCAGGTCTTCAAAGGACAAGGGTGCGGCCAAGGCCAAGGCCGCGTCCAAGGCCGTGTCACCGCGGAAGCCGAAGGCCGGACGGTCTTCCACCAAGAAGGCCGCGTCCAAGGCGTCTTCCTGACGACGGGAAAGGGGAGGCGGGACCGTTCCAGGTTCCGTCTCCCCTACGCATCACCGGAGGGGTGTATGCCGCACCGTTTGTCAAAACGCAAGCTGTATCCACACCAACAGGACATGTTGTCCTATTGCAGGCGTGAGGAACACCCGGCCCTATTTGTGGAAATGCGTTTGGGGAAGTGTGTGGTAGCCATTCGTCGTTGTCAGACATACACGCCGCGTAATCCAGGTCTAGGTCTAAGAGTATTGATAGTTGCCCCGTTCTCTGCGCTGGACGGCTGGGAGAGGGAATTGCGTCTGGAAGGGGAGAAAGGCGTGGTGTATCTGACAGGGGAGAAAGGCGCGCGCTTCAAAGCCTTATGGGGTGCATCCTGGACGGCCGGGAACCAATGGTGTCTATTCAACAAAGAGGGGCACCTTAGCCTCCCGGAGGTCATGGACGTTTGGTGGGATGCTGTGATCCTGGACGAAAGCCATTTTATAAAGAATCCACAAGCCCAAGTAACCGAATTCTTTCTGAACCGCTTCGGGGACGTCCCGCATAGGTGGTTGTTGACCGGGACGCCCAACCCACAGGGAGACTTGGACCTGTGGACCCAACTAGCCTTCCTGGACGGCAAGGCGTTCGGACATGCCAGCTATTGGGATTTTCGCGCGTCCAGGTTCTCATGTCCTGTTTGGAGCCATGACTGGAAACCCAATGTGGGGACTCGAACCCTAGTCAAGCGGACACTGGCGGAACGTGCCTTCGTCTTGAAAAAGGCGGATGTAGGGCTAGAGATTCCCACAGTGTATGAACGGCGCTTGCTGGAACTGCCTGGAGAGGTTCAGGACGCTTACAGAACGGCAGAGGAAGAGTTCCTGCTGGAGTGGAAGGGGAAAGAGGTCAAGGACACCAAACACGCCGTAGTCCGCCTTCAATGGCTACGACAGTTGTGCTCCGGATACCTGGACGGGGAGTTTATCTGGCGCGGGAAATACACTGAGCTGGTGACTCTGCTTCAGGGAGAATTAGCCCATGAACCCGTAGTGGTGTGGTTCAACTACAACAACCAACTCCGGCAGGCGGCGCAAATGCTGGAGGTCCACGGCATGGACCCGGCCATAGTCTACGGGGATATAAACAAAGCGTCGCGCCGGGAAGAGTTCTCCAGGTTCCGGGAGGGGAAGACCCGTATCCTGCTGGCACAGCAAGCCGTTGCTCAAACAGGTCTTGACCTTTCAATAGCTGATACCTGTATCTACTTCAACCCACCGCTGGGGACTCTGGCGCGTAGTCAGACAGAGGCGCGGATAGAACGTCTGGGGAAACGCGGTCCCCTGCTGGTTGTGGACCTCTGTGTCAAGGACTCTGTGGATACGGATATCCTGGACGCGCTACAGGACAAGACCGAGGATCAAACCCGGATGTTGCGGAGGGTCCTGACCCTCATTAGGAGACGAAACAGAAATGTCACACATAGTTGATTTGTTAGAGTTAGATCAACATCCCGTAAATGCTGGGTTGTTGACTGTAGACCCCGGATTGGGAGGAACGGGACTGGCCTTCTGGAAGGACTTCACCGTTTGGGAATCAGAGGGAGTGCGTCCCCCGGATAGTGTCCATTCCCTGCGCACGGGGAGGCAGGATTCCCATTGGTGGGATAGGTGCATCAGACTGTCCAAATCGTTCGAGCTGATTATGAGGCGCTACCGTTGGCCGGGACTGGTAGTGGTTGAAGGGCAAGAACTCTGGTCTTCCAGCGGAACCAGTCAAGCGTCCGTGGGGAAGGGAGATATGTTCAAGACGGCTTATCTGGTGGGTATGATAGGCCACACAGTGCATGGTGGACGTTGCATTTGCAGGCTGGTTCCTCCCTCACAGTGGAAGGGCCAGCTTTCCAAACAAGCGGTGGTCAAGCGGATCAAACGGAGACTCCCTGACGTGGAGGACGCCTGTCTGGCGGATCACGTCTCGGACGCCGTTGGTCTAGGTCTTTTTCTCATGGGAGGACTCTGAGCAATGTCAGACAAGAAGTCCAACACAAACGGACAAGCTGTAGCTGTGACTTGCAGACCGGACAGGCTGATATCCTTTCTGGAATGCGTCTCTGAGGTGGTGGAGAAGATACGGGAGGTAGGGACGTCCGAGAGTGTAGTCCTTTACGTTAGGCCGGGAGATACCAAGCGTCCGTTGTCTGTGGTTGTAAGAGGCAATGTAGACCTCATTGACGACACGGCTTCAGCGGAGGTGTGCTCGTGAGTCTGGAGAATTGGTATCGCTGCACGGCGTGTCCCCTGTCCCGCTTCCGGAGGCGTGTGGTTCTGGGGAAGGGGACTATACCTGCGCAGATACTAATTGTGGGGGAAGCGCCGGGGAAGTCCGAGGACCTCCGCGGTGAACCGTTTGTTGGTCCGGCGGGAAGGATACTCCACAGCGCCATAGAGGATGCTACGGAACTAAGTGAACACACGTTGACCCCTACCATCTACATCACCAACACAGTGGCGTGTAGGCCAACGGATACTCCCAGAGGACCCAATAGGGAACCCACCAAGAAAGAGATTCTGACGTGTATGCCCCGGTTCCAAGCTACTGTGCGGATGGTAGCTCCACAGGAAGTGATTCTGCTGGGCAAGGTGGCAGAGGTGGCATACAAACGGCTGTATCCGGATGCCGTGTGCCTCCGACACCCGGCATACATCTTGCGGAAGGGAGGAACGGAATCCACGGAATACAGAGGACTGGTAAGGGGCCTGGTGGACGTTTTCAACAAGATTCCCGTGGAGCACCACAGCCACGGACGCACTATTCACAGGCGGAGGAAGAATGAGCAATCGTAGGATTTCAAAGTTTCGCAAGTGGTCCACAGGATACCGTCTGGAGGATGGTGTTACGCAGTCCATGTTGTCCGCCTTTCTGGCCTGCCGGAGGCGGATGCTATATGAACTGGCGGGTTGGGAGTCCGTGAAGCAGAAATCCAGCCTGCGGCTAGGGTCTATGGCTCATGATGTTCTTCACCAGTATCATCTTGGGATCATAGGTGGGAAGGTGCGTCAACCCCAGCAGGCCGACCGGATCATCCGGGGGACTGTGGACAAATGCCTGCGGAAGAACCTGAAGGAATCCAGCGCCGTCAACCCGGCGGAGGAAATGGAACTGGAAGCCGTCAAGGCGCGCGCCGTCCTGGAAGAATACGTCAGGTGGTGGACGGGAGACCTGGAGAGAGACTGGGAGGAAGTAGAAGCCACGTTCGACGTGCAGTTTCACGGCTTCCGTCTCAGGGGACGTATGGACGGACTCTATCGTAGGTCCAAGCGGCGGTTCGTTCTATACGAGACCAAGACCTTCTCCAGGATGAATGAGGACGAACTAACGGACAAGCTGTCATTCGACTTCCAGTGTCTGTTCTACTTGACCGCATTGCTCCATCGCGCAGACGGAATGGTCTCCCATGCCAGAGAAGCCCAGGATGTGCTTTACAACATGATCCGGGTCCCCCAGCTAGTCCAGGGAGACAAAGAAACCTCCGGACAGTTTGTGGGGAGAATACGCGAGGACGTGCGGACACGTCCGGAACACTACTTCAAGCGCTTCGATTTGAACTTTCCCCCAGAGATACGGGAAGAGTTCGAGGATGAATTGCTTCTGAAGCTGCGAGAGTTTGAAACTTGGCTGGGAGGACACCTAGCCACTTACAAAACGGAAGGGTCCTGCTTCACACGGTGGTCCTGTCCGTTCGTTCATGCGTGCGCCTCCGGGAGACTTCGGCCGCACTACGCCCAGACGCGCATTCTGTTCAGAGAACTTCTGGATTAGGAGCACCAGTTATGGCCCTAAAGCACAAACGAGTATCCCTTGTGCGCAAGGGAAGTGGAAAGACCGTATCCGAGCAAGCCTTGGATATGTCCAAGTTCCCCGGACTGCCTACAGAGAAGAAAGGTCCTATCACGGAATTCCTTCTCTACACCACGCTACTGTATGGGAGAGAGGGTGTGGGGAAGACCAAGACATTCTCCACGTTCCCCAACGCCTTGTTCCTCTCCACGGAGCCGGGGACAAAGGGGCTGAAGGTGTTCGAGTATAACGCCGCTGGCGGAGGTTGTAAGTCGTGGGAATACATTCTGGCGGCGTGTGAGTTGTTGGAGAAGACAGAGGAATTCGACTACGTAGTCATGGATACCGTAGACAGGGCGTATGACATGGCTATGGACTACGTATGTGCCAAACTGGGGATAGACTACCCCGGACGCACTGTGGACGACCAAGAGGACTTCGGCAAGAGCTGGAAGAAAATCCGTCAGGAGTTCCTACGGGCAATCAACCGGATAGTCCAGACCGGCAGAGGCGTAGGCTTCACCTCCCATGCGATAGAGGAAGACGTGAAACGTCCGGACGGGTCCAGCTACCACCAAATCCGGCCTACCATGTCCAAGCAGGCGCGGAAGGTGGTGGAACCTCTGGTGGACTTCGCCTTCTACTGCGATTATGTTCGTGGGGCGGACAACAAGGTCCACCGCGTCATGTTCACCAAGGCCACGGAAATGGTGTTCGCCAAGGAACGCGAACTTCCCGGACAGGCCGTTTCTCTCCCAGCAGTGCTCCCGGTCACGCCGGACGGCGGATACGAAATCCTGGAGGCGGCGTTCTCCGGGAAAAACGTGGGATTGGACCCTCGGACGCTAATGCCCCCCAGAAACGCCAGTCCGATAGTCCAGAAGTTCATGGCCCAACAACACAAACTTGCGCACAAGTCACCCTCTGCGGTCAAAACGGGACACCGCGGTGTGACACTCACACGGAAGGGAGGATAGCCAACTCACCAGTTCGCTAGGTTGACGTTAGTTCACTTTGTTCAAACAGGAGAAAGGAATTCAAGCAATGGCAAAGACGCAAGGCAAGTCCAGGACCTCTGTGTTCCAGCAGAGAATGGGCAAAATGCAGGCCAACTATGAAGCCTCCAAGGAAAACAGGTTCGGAGGCAAGTTCCCGGACGGAACGTTCCGGTTCCAGCTTCAGGAACTCGAGGGACGGGAGTCCAGGTCCTCTAAGGGGGACGATGGTCTTCCGAGACTGTTCGTCTACGGCGAACTCTACTGCATGGAAGGCGAGAACGTAGGCAAAATCTTCCGGCAGAACTTCATGGTGGATACGGACGGCGGACTGTCCATGCTGTGCCAGTTCCTGGAGGACCTCGGCGGAGAACTCCCCGAGGAAGCCAAGGACCTGGAAGAGGCTATAGCCGAGGTCGCCGATCGTGCGCCCATCATTCAGGGAACTGTTTCCACGTCGGACCGTGGTTTCCAGAATCTGCGGGTAGACCGTCTGCTCCAGGAGAGCGCGGAGAAGGCGGAGGGGGAGTCCGGCGGAGACGACGACGGTGACAGCGCCACAGAGGGACAGGGAGAGGAATCCGACGCGGAGGAAGCGATTACCCGCGAATGGGTAGCCGACGCCACCAGAGACCAGTTGGCGGAAGTCATTGACGCCTACGGTCTGAGCGTCGAAGTCCCCCAGCGTGTGACCACCAAGAAACGCGAGGAAGTCCTTGCGGCGCTGGTGGAGGAAGGCGTCATAGAGGAAGAGGAAGAGGAAGAACCTGCCGATGGTGGTTCGGACGGTGACGCCTCCCAGAACGACGCCCCTCCCGCCCTGTCGGCGGACGACTGCCTGAAGATGGAACCGGAGGCGCTGGCCGAAGCGGTCAAGGACTTCGGTCTGGACGTCAAGGTCCCCAAGAAACTCACCAAGAAGCGCAGGGACCAAATCATCATAGCCTTGGACGAAGCTGGCGCTTTCGACGCGCCTGCGGAGAAGGCTCCCGTCCAGGCCAAATCCGGGAAGGCGGCGGCGGGAAAACCGGCCGCACCGGCCAAACGGACTCTGACTCGCAAGAAGAAAGAGTCCGAGGGTCCGTCTGTGGACGAGCTGCGGGAACTGGCGGCGACTCTGGGAGTCACCGTGGAGGACGACGCGGACAGGGACGCCGTGGTTACGGCTATCAACCTGTATGAGTATCAGCGTTCCGAACTCACGGATGACGAAGTCGCCATGCTGGAATCCATTGGCGCGGACCTCAAATGACGGCCTGAGCGTCACGGGGACCGGGGGTTTCTTCGCCTCCGGTCCCCACTCTCCCACCATGCGGAATGACCTGCCTACAGTAGCGTATGACGTTGAAACGACCGGACTCCACATACACAGTGGAGCACGGATGTTCGCCTATGTGGTTACAGACGAAACGGGTAGTTCAGAGGTGAAGCGGTTGGACGGTTCCCCGGTCAGACGCCTGACCTCCAGGAAACACCTGGACAGCGTGTGGGATGACTCCCAAAAGGGGAGGCAGGCCAAGACTATGCACAACGCCAAGTTCGACCTTCAGGCCACGGAAGTATATCTTGGAAAGCGTCTGGAAGGGCACGATATACACTGCACACATAAGATGGCCCATATCCTACAAAACCATCACCATGACCTGAGTCTGGATAATCTGGCGTGGGAACTGGCGGAGTATCCCAGACAGGACGCGGCCATGAAGCGGTTGGCCAAAGTCTACGGCGGAGGGAAGTTGCGCTATGACAAGGTTCCGGAACGAGACATGACCCAGTATCAGATAGCGGACGGGGAACGCGGGATGCTGCTGTTTTTGTTCTTCTGGCCCAAGATACTAGCCAACCCCAAGTGGTTGGAGTGTTACAACGTAGAACGAGAACTGATATGGACAACCATGCGGATGGAAGAACGTGGTCTTATGATCCGCCCTAAAGAGACTGGGAAACTAGTTGTGGAACTGGAGGACAAGGTAGATGCTTTGCAGGAGAGATTGTTTGACATGGTGGGTTGGCGTTTCAACCCCCTGAGTGACGACCAGTTGCGTAGGGTCCTCTTCAAGAAGCTGCGGCTTCCCGTGGGGAAGATGACCAAGAAGTCCAATAAGCCCTCTACGGACAAGAACGTATTACATGACCTGAAGGAAACCACCAACCATCCCGTGATAGACTTGATCCTCCAGATACGCGCATACACCAGAGGGGCGGGGACAGTGGGAAAGTATCTGGATTTGGCGGATGACGGCTGGATCATTCATCCCACTATCAATACCTGTAGGGCAATCACTGGACGGGAATCTTCGGAACACCCCAACCTCCAGAACGTGGAGAAGGAAGGCGTTCTCCTGAATCCCTACCCTGTAGCGGCTAGACGCTGCTTCCGCCCCAGAGTGGGATATGTGAACATACACGTGGACTACTCCGGGATAGAAATGCGTCTGTTGATCTTCTATTCCAGGGACAAGAAAATGATAGCTTGTCTGAACACGGGGGACGGCGACGTTCACGCCTTGGCCGCTGCTGTGTTCTTCCAGGGTAGATTCACAGAGGCGGAGAAGGACGCACGGAAGGTCTTACGCGGCGCTACCAAGAATGCCAACTTTGCCATTCCGTATGGAGCACAACCGGCCAAGGTAGCCGCAACGCTGGGGATGACTCTCCGGGAGGGAACCGCCGCATTCAGGCGCTACGGCAGAGAGTTCCCGGACATAGTGGCTTTGAACCGCCGCATTTCCCAGCAAGTGGAGGCGGAAGGCTTTGTGACCACCATCTTTGGGAGAAGGCTTCACGTTCCCCGTAACAAAGCCTATATGGGCACCAATTACCTCATTCAAGGCACAGGAGCACAGATTCTCAAACGGGCACAAAACCGCGTCCACCGTTACAACGAGGAATACACGGGAGGGGAAGTGCGGTTGTTGCTGCCCATACATGATGAAATAGTCATAGAGTATCCACGGAGCAGGTTGAAGGACCTTCCTGGGTATCTCAAAGACATACGGGACCTGATGGTGGACTTCCCCGAATTCGATATCCCGCTTGACGTGGAGGCTGGTATGTCCACGTTATGTTGGGCAGAGAAACGGGAGTTGACCATTCCAGACTGACGGGAGGATTCAATGTCCGAAACACTGTCGCGCCGTCGTATAGCGAGGGGACGCGCACGGACCCGCGTGGACATAATCAACAGCTTGTGTAGAAAGGTAGGTGTTTGCCGCAGAGACTCGTCGAGCCAGTATCTGACCAAGACCGAGTGGCTGAAGCTGTCAGAGGCATTCGACGCCGGACAGCAGGCTTTGGAGAGGGAACAGGAACAACAGCAGGACAACGCCAGCAGCTAGAGAGGTCCAGGAACTCCAATGGCAAAAGCTAGGACCAGCACGCCACTAGACGGTTTTGCGGATCACTTCATAGGACTGGTTCCATCCTCCAGCGGACAGGCTGTAGGAGACTGTCCCTTCTGTGGGAAGGAAGACAGATTCTATGTCAACATGGAAACCGGAGCATGGGATTGCAAGGTCTGTTCCCGGTCCGGGAGTTTCTTGACTTTCTTGGAGGAAATGGGCAAACTCAATTCAGAAAGATTCCGTGGTTCTCCGGCCTTGCGTCTGGCCAAAGACAGGGGGTTGAAGGTAGCCACCTTCCGCGCATGGCGTGTGGGTTGGGATGGGCGTCAGTTTACGGTTCCAGTGGATATCTGCGGCAAGACGTATGACCTCAGACGTTTTAGATTGGGAGGGAAGACGCGAGCAACCACGCGGGGACGGGTGTCCTTGGCCGGGATCATGGACCCGGACTCGGATACAGTCTGGTTGTTGGAGGGGGAATGGGATGGTATGGCGCTGTGGGAATCCCTGGAGCGCTCCGGCGCGTCCGGGTCCGTTGCGGCCGTTTGCGGAGGCGGCGCTTTCCCCCAGCATGGTCTATCCCTCTTCGAGGGAAAGAATGTCATTGTGGCATTTGACAATGATTCGGCAGGACAAAAGGGCGCACAGCGTGTCTATAGGATGTTGCATGGTCTGGCCAAGTCCCTCGCATTCGTCCATTGGACAGAAGACACCCCGGACAAGTTCGACGTGCGAGACCTCTACTTGCGCAGCGGCGCGGACACTCCGGCTATTCTCCGGGGTCTGTTGAAGGATTCGCCTCCAGGGCTCCCGGCGGGTTCCACTGAAACGGCGGAGGAACTGACAGGTCCAGGTCTTGATTCGGAGGAAGTCACGGCTAGATTCCGCAAGTGGTTGTATCTACCCAATACCGAAGCGTTGACCGTGATGTTCGGCGTTTTGTTGGCCAACCGCTTGCCGGGTGATCCCGTGTGGCTGTATATGGTAGCTCCATCCGGGGGTTCCAAGTCGGAACTTCTTATGACCTTGCAGGATGCCCCCTTAGTCTGGTTTCTATCCAAGCTGTCCCCCAAGGCGTTGATTTCCGGGATGGTCAACAGTGGACAGCCGGACCCGTCATTGCTCCCACGCCTGGACGGAAAGGTCTTGGTAATCAAGGACTTCACGGTCATCCTCAAAATGCGGGATCAAGACAAGGACGAAATCTACGGGACACTCAGAGACGCATATGATGGTAGGGTAGACCAAGGCTGGGGAACGGGCGTCTTCCGGACGTATCAGGCCACCTTCGGCGTTCTCTCCGGCGTGACCAAAGAGATAGAGAAGGAAAGGGCAGGTAGCACTTTGGGGGAACGCTTCCTGAAATATTACCTGCCTATGGACGGATTGGGGAACCTGCGTAGTCACACGTCGCTTGTGCGGAAAGCGTTGGACAACATAGCCGAAGAACCTGAAATGCGTCTGGAGCTTCGCCAGACGGCGCGGGAGGTCCTGAACCGCCCCGTGGACGTATCAAACCCCCCGACTATCCCGGAGGCTATCAAGGACAAGCTGGTCATGCTTGCCCAGTGGATAGCAGCTTTGCGAGGAGTCGTCGTGCGTGAGAGGTTCACACGTGACGTGGAGTATTCCCCTACCCCAGAAGTGGGGACACGTGTGGCCAAGCAGTTGGCCAAGCTGGGAATGGGGATAGCCTTGTTCAGGCGCGTGGAAGAGTTGGACGAATCCATTTATCAGGTAGTGGTCAAGGTCGCGCGGGACACTGTTCCGGACCGTGTGGAGTGTATAGTCCGTCACCTCTACATGCGCACCAAGACCGAGTGGGTAACGGCCGGGGACCTCTCCAAGTGGTCCAAGTTCCCTGACGGAACCGTGCGGCGCGTCCTGGAGGACCTGGAGCTTCTGAACATAGTAGTGGCGTCCAAGACCTCCAGATTCGGGGGAGGGAAGTCCTACAGACTCAGTAGGACCATGTTGCGGCTTATGCGTCCTCTGGACCTATACCAGCGCGAGGAAAGCTTCCTGAAGACGCGGCGCAACATCACCAAGCGGCCTAAAACCGGAGGACGGCATAGTGTGTCCTGAACGGAAGATCACCAAGCGGTTGAAGGCGTTGAAAGGTCCGGTCAAACGGGGCGTGGGAACGGCTGTCTTCTGGTATGGCGGGAAGGGAATCCTGTGTAGGCGCTTGCGTCCGTTGTTCCCTCCCCACAAACGCTATGTGGAACCATTCGGAGGTGGTGCGTCCGTCCTGTTGAGCAAGGAACCCGTGGAGGTGGAAGTCTACAATGACTTGGACTCCGGTCTGGCCGACTTCTTCAGGGTCATGGCGGACCCGGAGGTCTTCCAACGGTTCTATCGTCACATAGAAGCACTTCCTTCCTCACGACAAATCTACCTGGAATACGTGGATACGTGGAAGCGCGAGAGGGACCCGGCCGTTCGTGTGGCCAAGTGGTTCGTGGTTGCCCGGCAATCCTTCAACGGCAGATTCGGGAAAGGTTGGCGGTTCGATAGCCAACGAACCATCATGGGGTGTGGTCAGGCCGTGCGCGCGTGGCTTCAGGCCGTGGAGAAGCTTCCGGAGATTCATTTCCGATTGCTTCACGTCCAAGTGGAGAACGACGACTTCAGGGAGATTCTGCCCCGCTATGACACGCCAGATACCCTCTTCTATTGTGATCCTCCCTACGTTCATGCCACGCGCGGCGAAGTCAGGTATGACTTGGACATGCCGGACGATGACCATAGGGAACTGGTTGACATGCTATTGAAGTTGAAGGGAATGGTTGCCCTGTCCGGGTATGCCAATACCTTGTATACCGTTCTGGAAGACAACGGCTGGAACCGTAGGGATTTGGTGGTGACGTGTCCCTCCGCCAGCAGAGACTACGGGACAGGCAACATCCCCAGAGGGGAGAGAACGGAATCCCTGTGGAGGAATCCGCAGGCAATGAAGGCGTGGAAGCTGGCCAAGGCCAGAAAACCACTTGTCATAGGGAGATAGGAATGGCTCGACGACGAATCACCAAGAAGCCGCGACCGGAAGCCGTTGTGGGGCGCGCGGTCACGTCCCCGGAACATGACTTCAGCGGGAAGGGAGGTCATTGGGGACGCAATGCCGCAGAACTGAAACGGTTGGTTGCGGAATACGAGAAGGTCCCTCTGGACAGTCTCCGGCCGTGGAAGGACAACCCCCGGATCAACACAGAGGCTATCCCCGTGGTGGCCGAGCTAATCAAGCAGCACGGCTTCGCCGGGGTAGTAGTAGCTACGCCGGACGGCGTGATACGCGCGGGACACACACGCTATGCCGCTCTGGTTTCCCTCCAGCAGGACCCGGACTTTGCTGGGGAGAAAGGGACGGTCTGGGTTCACTGGAAGAACTTCCCCACAGAGACGGCGGCGGAAGCTTATGCCCTTGCAGACAACAAGTCCGCAGAACGCGCCGACTGGGATCATGCCAAGCTGGCCAGATTGTTCAAGCAACGGAACACGGCGGACCTGGAGACCTTGCGCCAGTTCTCCGGGTTCAAGCAGCGGGAGATAGACTGGCACAGCGGACCCAGAATAGACCCGGAGAAGCTTCCTGACTTTGAAGTTCCAGCCAAGAGCTACACGGTCCGGATAGACAACGTTGACCCGGACGATTGGGAGACTGTTCTGGAACTGGTCAACAAGGCGTTGGAGGACACGGGATATGCTGCCCAAGTTTACTAGGCACGGTCACTCCGATTACGTCCACGTTTTGGTTGCCTACAACTACCTCCGGGGGAAGGACGGCATAGACCAGATACGCAGACTGACTAACAACCCCAACCTGTGCGTGTTGCTGGACAGCGGCGCTTTCATTGCCCACAGAACCCAAAAGGACATTGACCTCCAGGAGTATATGGATTTCGTCCGGGAGGTGGGTCCGGAACTGTTCGGCTACTTTGCGCTGGACGTGATAGGCGACGTTGACGCCACGCTGCGTAACCTGGAGACCATGCGGGAGGCAGGGTTGACGCCGTGGCCTGTCTTCCAAATCAGCACAGACCGTGCGGATTTCAGGACCACAACGGAGGGCGCCTCCGTAGTGGGTATAGGTGGACTGAATGAGCGGGTGTGGCCTTGGACCAGAAGCGCCAGATTGTCATACCTGAAGATGATGCGGGAATGGTCCCTGGACGCCGGAGTAGGTCTGCACTTGCTAGGATATGCGGACCCGCCGGTTCTGGAGGCGTTCCAGCCGTTTTCGGCGGACTCCAGCACTTGGTTCAACGGACAGAGGTATGGGAGGGTGTTCCTCTACGCCGGACGTGGGAAATGGTTGCGGCTCTATAGGGACAATTGGCGCAAGAAGATGACTCCTGAAGCGGAATTGGAAATCACGCGGGCAGGCTACAGCGTGGCGGACCTGGAGAATCCGGAACTGTGGACCAACACCCGCGAGAACTCGGAATCCGGAACCAACTTCTTGGCCAATCTCATGGCGCGTTCATGGGTCAAATTCTCACTGGAGTTCTTTGCCCAGTTCACGATACGGGTGTTTCTGGTGGCGGATTCGGGAATACGTCACGGGAATCAATACCCCTTGATCCGGGAGGCTGGGAGGATTCTTGGACGTTCTTCCCCAGCGACGGGGGAGACCTCACCGCGGCGGATAACCAAGACCCGGAAAGCCACAGACCGGGGAGTTCACGTCAAGAAGGGAACGCCTGTGGAGTTCCCTGTAGTCAGACCACAACGGAGGTTTGGAGAATGAGCGAGAAACGTTGCGTGTTGGCCCTTAGCGGAGGAATGGATTCCTCCACGCTGTTGTATCACTTGCTGGAAAGGGACTGGGAAGTCTCCTGTCTGGCATTCGACTACGGACAGCGCCACAAGAAGGAACTGGAGTGCGCACGCCAGATAGGGAGGTGTGCAGGAGTCCAGGTCTCCACTGTGAATCTGGGAGACATGGCGCGTGTCATCTTCCCCACGGAATGTCTCACAGGGGGTCCAGAGGAAGTCCCGGACGGTCCGTTCACGGGCGCTTCCATGCGGGTGACTGCTGTTCCCAATCTGGCCATGATCCTGATTTCAATCTGCGCGGGACACGCCATTTCCATCGGAGCAAAAGCTCCAAGTGGCTACCACGTGGAAGCCTACATGGTAGCATTCGGTTGCCACAAGCGTGAGACGTGGACCTACCCTGATAACAGGGTAGCATTCACATACCCTATGATAGAAGTGCTTTCCAAGTGCTACTATGAACCTGTGGAACTCCTGACGCCGTTTGTGGGTATGTCCAAACAGGCCGTGTTACGGAAGGGACTGGACCTACATGTTCCGTTTCACAGGACGTGGACGTGCTACAACGGGATAGGTCTTCCCTGCGGCAAATGTGGCGCGTGCATGGAGCGTCTGGAAGCCTTTCGTCTGAATGGACGGCCGGACCCGTTGAAATACAGGGACGAATCCGGCTGTTGTGGTTAGGAGACGCTCCAGGACGGCAATTTCAGGAGATAACTGGTGTCTCAGGACCTTTTTAGGGTTACGCGCGGCCTGAGTGACAGGCGCGCGGCTTGCTGGAGGTGAAAGAATGGTTACGGTCACTGTGGTTTTGAGGTGGGAAGCTGCACACAGACTCCAGAAGGTGGACAGCAAGTGCAATTCCCTGCATGGACACTCCTACAGGGCAGACATTACCGTAGGGTGTCACTGTCTGAGCGAAGCCGGGATGGTCATGGACTTCGGGGAGTTGAAGGAACTGCTATGGGCACACGTTGTCAAACCGTGGGATCACGCTATCCTTTTGTGGGAGGAAGACGTTGAACTGCACAGCATGGCTATCCATATGGGAAACAAGTTGGCTATCTTCCCCGACGACGTCACAGCGGAGTGTCTGGCGGAGACCTTGCTGTCCAAGTGTAAGGGCAGACTATTGGCATACATGGACAAGACAGCCACGGGAGGCAGTGGGTTGTTCGTGTCCCGAGTCAAAGTCTTCGAGACGGACTCCTGTTGGGCGGAAGCGGTCAACGACGGGATTTCGCAAGGAAGGCCGGTGACACCATGATAGTCCAGAACATCTTTGTCAGTGTGGAGGGCGAAACTACTCTGGGAGGTCCTTTGCAGTGGACTACGTTCGTGCGCTTCAAAGGGTGTAATCTCCGCTGCTGGAAGGATTCCGGCGGGTGTGATGCTCCGGAGGCATTGGACGGCCGTGTAGAGTATGCTTGTGAGGAACAAACTCCAGAGAAATTCGCCAGTCACATTGTCTGGGGAATGAAGATAGGACACTATCCCAAACGCCTGACCCTTACAGGGGGAGAACCCCTTCTCCAGGAAGAGGACCTGTTGGAGTTTGTCCATTTGGTCCGCGAAGACGTGCTGGGTCCCGTGGAAGTGTGTCTGGAAACCAATGGGTCCGTGCCTCTTTCCGAGGTGGTTTGCAAGGTTATGGATTGCATCATCATGGACTTGAAACCGCCTTCCAGCGGAGAATCTGAACACGTCTGCTGGGAGAATCTTCAACGGCTGGAACCCGAAGATTTCGTCAAGGTAGTGGTCTCCACTGTAGAGGACCTGGAATGGGCGGCCAAAGCATGGTGGGTCAATGCTCCACTGTGGAATGACCGGAATGTTCAAGCGCCGGGATGGTCCATAGGCGCTAAGATGGAATCAAGTATTATGTCGTCGAAGGATCAACCGTTATGGGCTACAGCATATACAGGACTCACTCCCCAGCAGATAGCAGACTGGATACGCCAGCATGGTATGTGGAAATGGCGTCTGAACCTCCAGTGTCACCGCTGGTTGTGGCCGTGGGAAACGGAGGGAGTCTAATGGGCGTCTTCGGCGGCGCGCAAGGTCTGGCGGATTTCATACAGAACCTGGACGGTCTGTTCGGATTCATCCGGACGGTCAAGGCACACCCGGAGTTCCACTTCCTCACGAATGATACGACCGGCCTGTGTGAGGGACGCTATGAACTCTGGATAAGCGTGGAGTGGGAAGAGAAGATGTTGCTCCTATTGAAGCCGTCCACACGGGAGGGACTGACCGGCAAAGTCCACCTAGCCACTGCTCAGAATAGCGCCAGTTCGCGAATAGAGGTCAAGTTCCAGAAGTGGTTCCAGAACTGTGGACGTATTTGCACCCTGGAAACGTTGACCATTCTGGGGCAGGCCATTGCAGACGCTACGGACGGGATAGTAGCGCTGGACAAACGGAAACAGGAGATAGTGTGCAACAGACCCACGGCTGAACTCCTAAAGTCGGCCGACGAGGTGGAGAATGGGAAAGATACTGACAAAAGATGAATCCTTCCGGTTGTATCAATTGGGCGCATTCGGGAACCGCGTCAAACAGTGGGATAGCCTTCCGGCTGTGTGGAGGGATGATACCTACCACGGGAAGATAGTCATACGGTCCAGGAAAGGGGGAGGCGGACCCTGCCGATATGACATTGATCCCACGTGGAACGCTGTCAATGACGAACTCCAGAAACCCAAATGGGCAGGACACCACAGATACGTGTTCTTCAATCAGGCTATCCCCGTTGACCGGATAGTCCTGAACGCCGAAGTAGCGGACCTTCCCCAGCCTCCGGGACTGGTCATGGCGTATTCCACTCTAGCTACCCATATGCGCACGGCGTTGAAACAAGCGTGCAGGGTAGCGCAGGGTTGGGAGGTCATACGGATCATACGTAGCGTGTGTGATCCCGTAGCGGCGGATTGTCTGGAGGCGCTGTTAGCGGAGTATCCATCCCACGCCGTGGAGTTCACGGTTTTGGACAGGTCCATAGGGGACCTGGGCTGGAATACCATAGTGTGGGAGGTCAGGGCATACTAGCGGAGGAATCACAATGGAACCGCATATAGTGGCCGAAATTCACAATGCAAGACTGGTCTGTTTTGACAAGACGTGGGGACAGAATCCCCCGCAAACGGAACAGATAACCATTCTGGAAATCAAGCAACAGGACGCTATGGGGGAAACCGCATGGCGTGAAGTCCTGCGCTTGGTAGATGGAAGAGTAGGCAAATCGGGTAGTTCCCCAAGCGTCAATACACTAAAATGGGCTGTGGACCTGTTGGTTCAATTGGTGGCTTCTGCACACTACGTAAAGGAAGAGGGAACGGATGTTGATACTGATTGACTGTGACGGCGTGGTAGTGGACCTGTTCTCGGCCTACTGTGACCACGTGTGTGTAGGCGGGATGCACGAGAAGGTCCTACAGGCTATGTCCTATGGTCCCTCTGACAAAACGTGGGTCAAGGCTGTAGTCACAGCGGACAACAGACGCTTGGAGGACGTGCAGCGAACTACGGATATCCTGTTCAACACGGTTCCCCCGGAGTGGTGGTCCTCTCTCCCAGCATACCCATACGCACGGGAGGTGGTGGAACTGTGCAAGCACTACGGGTCCGTCTGTTTTGTGACGCTGCCCTGGAAACCGTCAGACGCGGGAGGGAAGCTGGCGTGGCTGGAGAGGGAGTTCCCGGAGGTCCCGCGCGCCATTATCAGCAACCGGGAGGTTCTGGCGGCGCAAGGCGTGGTTCTGGTGGACGACAATCCGGACAACACCAAATTGTTCCGGAGAAGCGGCGGGTTCGCAGCAACCTTCCTCCAGCAGTGGACCCGGACGGCAGACAATGACGTGCAGGGTCCTTTGACGGCAGACCACAGGCTAAATGACCTGCGGGAGAAGCTGGACGCTATCTCGCGCCTGACCCGCAGACGGAAAGGAAGATGACATGGGAATGGTGATAACCGAACTGGGAAACGCCGAGGATTGGCGGTTCGTTCGGGCGGAAAAGACAGCAGAAGACGGCAACGTGGAGTTCCGCTGGGTCGCCAGCAAGCGGCGCGTGTTCAATGAGGAGTCCCCGGACGGGACTTGGTGGCAAACGGACGTGATTCTCCGCGTGGAGAATGACGACGTCGCCGCCTACGGCGTCAGGATAGAGAAGGGGGATTCCGTTGGAGAGAAAGGACGGCCGGACCCCTTCCCCACGTGGGTAGTGATGATGTTGGCCGGGTTCAAGACCACTTTTCTGGAGCAGGGTCAAGGGCAGGCGCAGTCTCCCATAGTGGGGATTGACGGGAAACCCGTGGCCGGAGTGAACTAATGGCTAAGGGCAAGTCTACTCCCAGAGGGAAGCTTCAGTGGAGATTCGGACGCCTTCAGAAGCAATTCGAGAAGGCCAAAAAGCTGAACCCGGATGACCCGGAGGATTGTGTCATGCCTCTGGGTTCTCACGCGGGGAAGACTCTGGGAGAGATTGCGGATGATGACGAAGGATTACTGTATCTGGACTACATAGTAGGGCAGTGGGATGAAAGTCCGCTGGTCCAGAAGGTTTGCAGGGTTCTGGAGACGCCGGAAAGACAGGAACGTCTCCGCAGATTGTTGGAGGACGGATGATTCCGTCTGGAAAGGCTACAGAAATGGATAGAGGACCATTGAAGTGTCCGTTGACCGTCAATGCCATAATGGTGGAGGCGGATGCCCACGCGCACGAAGCGGGGTTCAGGGATTCCACGCATACGGCCACATTCGGAGAACACATAGCCTTGTGTCACTCCGAATTGTCGGAGGCGCTGGAGGCATTCCGCAAGGATGGTATGGTCTCCATGCGCTTCACGGACAGCGGCAAGCCGGAGGGAGTAGGGGAGGAACTGGCCGACGTGATTATCCGCGTCTGTGACATGGCCATGTTGTTCAATATCCCCCTGGAGGATTGCATCCGTCACAAGATGCTATACAACCGCACGCGCCCCAAGCATCACGGCGGGAAGTCCATTTGACCCACACGGGTGATTCCGTCTGGAGGGAGAACAAACATGCCGGAAACCACTAACGCACCAGTAGTTCCCAGACAACACGTAATGACGTGGCAAGAAGCATTGGCCCGATTGAAGGTCCTGGACGTGGACAAGCTGGGTCACAGAGTCTACGGAGTCCCGCGCGGGGGAATGTGTCTGGCCACGTTGCTGGCTCACGCCACTACCACGCACGTTCCCAGCCAAGCGGATATCATCCTGGACGATATCATTGACTCCGGACAGACACAGCGCAACTACAGGAACAAGTATCCGCAGGCGCGGTTCGTCGCCATTGTGGACAAGACCACGGACGGCTACACGTCCAAACACGTCACCCTGCCGGAACTGTGGCGCGCCGCCGCTGCTGGGGGTGAGAGCATCCCCGAGGACCCGCACACGTTTCCGGTGGACAAAGACATGGGCTGGATTACGTTCCCGTGGGAGATAGACGGGAAGGGCGATCCAGAGACGGCGGAAGGGCGGATAGCTGCGCAGGATTCCGTGATACGCCTTCTCCAGTTCATGGGGGAGAATCCTCTGAGACAGGGACTGAAGGACACGCCGGACCGCGTGTTACGGATGTATCAGGAGTTGACCAGTGGCTACGGAGAGAACCCCACAGCCCATTTGAAGGCGGCGTTTGACTCCGAATGTGATGAAATGGTAGTTGTCCGGGGAATCCGTTTCACGTCCCTGTGTGAACACCATCTTCTCCCCTTCACGGGGGACGTGGCTATCGGCTACCTCCCAGCCAACGGCCGTGTGGTCGGCCTGTCCAAGCTGGTCCGCGTGGTAGACACACTGGCCAAGCGGCTCCAGATTCAGGAGCGGTTGACGGGGGAGATAGCGCAGACCATCATGGGGTTGGCCGGGGGATTGCACCCGTTGGGAGTGGGAGTGGTGGTCCAGGCGCGGCATTCGTGTATGGGTTGCCGCGGTGTCAAACGTCCGGAATCAGAGGCTGTTACCTCCGCTATGCTGGGGGTTTTCCGCGAAAAGCCGGAGGTCCGGTCTGAATTCCTGTCTTTGGTGAGGGACAAGTAGCGCAAACAGGACGGATTACTGTGGAGAAATTCCAACAATCCCTAGATACTTATAGACCTGTATTGTTCTGTTTAGTAGTTGTAAAGTTGTCAACAAGACGATACAGTATTGTAGAGGTCTAGGGATTGTTGGAAGAATCCCAGTGGAGGGAGAATAGTGTCAGTCAAGAGGTTGAAACGGAAACGGTGTCCACTCTGTGGGCAGGAATGGGGGATTAGCGCATGGACCCCCAATCCGCATTTGGCGGACGGGCTGTGGCATTGGTGTAACGCCTGTCTGTTCACATACAAGACGGCCATGCGGGAGAGCAAGGACTCCCTGGAGCGCGCCAAGCTCCGGAGGCAATACAGGAACGCCTATCACAGGGCCTACAACAAGGCAGTGGCCGGGAGGGAGAGAAACATCCGGAAGGCCGTCAGAGGGCGGCGCATGGGAAGAAAGGTTCTCCAGGCAGTCTTGTCCAAGAAACTGACCGTGGAGGTTCTGCGGCGGGAATCCGTGTATGCGGAGTTCATGCGGCTTCTCCCCCAATTGCGGAAGACCCCCACGTGGACCCTCTTCGAGGACCAGATTCTGGCCCGTTATGAGAAGGAAGCGGAGGACATGTTGGAACCCAGTCCTACCGAGAAGGTCAGGGTCTATAGGTTCTTGCCGGAGGAAGTCTACCCGGAGTTGGCATTGGCTACGTTCAATTGCTCCGTGGCCGTGGGGAACAGAATAGCGTCACAGCCCACAAGACCAGCCACGTGGGAGGATGATGCTAAAGAGTCTCTGGTCAGGCTGTCACAAGCCATAGCGGAGGTGGGATACTATGTCATACCAGAAGCTTAGGAAGTTCCGGGTAATGGCCGGGTTCAACGTGGAGGACGGGATAGTAGGAATCATGTATTCCGGGGACACGTTGGTGGTGGATAGGGCCAGCGGACTGGACCGCGTGGTCAGGGGCTCCGTGGAGGTAGGCGGACCCGTGAGGTTCCTGGAATTCGGGAAGCGCGTGGCACGCGCATTCATGGAAGACCCGGAGAAGGATATCCGGACGGCCAAGGTCTACGCCGGGAAGTTCCGGTTGGCCGTGGGAGACGTGACGCTGGACAAGTGGTGTTCAGGTCTCCAGGAACTGTTCAAGGACGGTGTGCAGTTCCACCGCGTAACCAAAATGAACCGTCTAATGTGCTAGCGGCCGAACTGAACGGAGGTCAACGGAATGAAGTTCTCACGAGCCAATCTTCAGGTAGTGAGAGTGGTTACACGGAATAAGGCGGACACGGTTCTCCGGCAGGTCCGGATAGACGCGGACGGGACAACCGTTGCTTCTGACGGAAACGCGGTCATGGCCGTGGAACCCGTGAGCGAGGACACCATCCGTGAGGAATCCGCCCTTCCGGCCTTCGCGTCTGAAACGGACGTTCCGGAGGACGGGGTAGGACTGGTCCCGGAAGTGGTCACGGAAGCCATACGGAATCTCCCCAAGGGGAACCTGGCCTTGGAACTGGGGTTCGTGGTCCTGACGGACTGTTCGGAGAAGGAGCAGCAGGTAGCTTTGACTACCACGGACCTGAAGATGAATAAGACCGTGGAAGGCTACATGGCGCGCAAGCGCTTCCCGGAGTGGCGAAGCATCCTGAAGCGGATCAAGCGCCGTTCCACACGCAAGGTCTGCCTCCACAGGAAGTCGTTGATTCGGTTGTTGAATGCTGTTGACGCGGCTTGCCCGGCCGGGGAGCCATTGGTCTTCCTGGAGTTCTCGGACACGCCGGAGACGGACGGCATTCTTCTACGCGCCGTGGCCGTGGAGACGGGGCAGAGAGTCATAGGCTATCTTATGCCTATGGATACGGGAGAGGACTGGTTGAAGCTGTCCCCGTGGGAGCAGTCCGTGTTTGCCCGCGCTATCAAGCGGTTGAAGGGAGGAAGGGTATGAAGTTCCCTTTGGAAGATGTTGGACGTGTGTGTCCTGTATGCGGACACTTCATGGGCAGCCTGCGGGTGACTGTCTGGCGAGGGAAGTCCATGCGTCTGGACAGTTACAGAATCTGTCTCTGCTGTGGGAGGGGCAGTTTCCAGAAGTGCTACGGGTGTGATAGGTCTACCCGTGGACGGATCAACTACAGGGGACGGGTTCTCCCCTGTTGCCCGGACTGTTTGTTCTGACCAAGAGGTTGAAGACTGGAGGTCCGAGGAATGCCATTGTGGTGGAGACGCTTGAAGGTGCGGATACGGCTGTGGTTCCTCCGGAGGAAGTTGCGGAGGTGTCAACGTGCATTCAACAAGTGGGCGGAGGCGCTGTCTGAGACCACACGCGCGGTCAAGTCCCTGCTGGACTACAGGGATGACCTGCGCGACGAGGGTTACAGGGATGACGGATAGGCGGAGAATCACCAAGCGCAGAAAGGCGGAGTCCGAGGACTTGTCCGGTCCCGTCCCTGCGGCCAATAGGGACGCTGGCGCTGGTGGTGCGCGTGGGTATGACGTGCCATTGGTTCGCCCGGGTTGGACGGATTTTGGAGACCTGTTCAATGAGGACCCGGACCGTGCTATCAAGTGTCAGGGGAAACCCCATGACCTGGGCGTGCGCGTGTTTACGGGAAGGCGTGCCCCTTACAAGGGGATAGACCTGTGCTTCTACTATCATGGTCCCCTGGACGAAGCCATACGGTGGCTGGCGGAGAACAGGACGGCGTTCCAACGAGTGGGGAAGCGGTTAGAAGAGCTTGAATGTCAGGCGAAGAGACAGAAGGGAGGTCCACCATGAGTGGAGGTTCAGCTTGTCAATGCACAGAAAGGCAAAAGCCCGTAGGAGAGAGGCAGTGGGTAGTCCGAAGATTGCGTTGTCACTACTCCGCGTTTGCGGGGTATAGATGCACGTGGTCCGAGTTCTCCGCCGTGCAGTGTCTGGCTTGCGGACGGCTGTGGAGAACCAAGGCCGCTTATGTGGATTTCCTGACGCACCAACCGTGGCTTGAAGAGGTAGCGCAGGACTCATAGGGGGTCTTGTCCGGGAGACAACATGTCTGCTGCGGCTAGGGGAGAACAAGGGAGGCGACCCCGTCACCTCCAAAAGCTAGACAAGGACAGTGGTGTTCTCGCTCCACCATGTCCGGACGGTAATGGTCGAAACGAGTTCCGGCTCTTCAGGACATTCCGGCCGGAACACGGTTGCCTCCGGGGAACCGTCAATCGTCCTCCCTCTCCCCAGCTTTCCATAAGGATTGGCGCGCGTGTGAAAGCGGAACGGGGCGGTCCCGTTCCGTGCAGATAGATAGTCATTTGGTTGGAGACTGACATGTCAGAGACACCCGTAGAAGGGAGCAGCGAAGTGACGTCGTATGCGATCAAGGGAACCTTTGGTCGCGGGAAGTCTGAGTTGGGGCAAGAAGTTCTGGAGACGTTGGCCGGAACCTTGCAGGCGGAATCCCCCGTGGCGGCGCTGCAAAGCGTGGTCAAGGACATCGGAGGGGAGAACAACTACAGGAACGTGGGCGTGTTCTGGATGCGCGGCGACCTGTATGTCTTCTCGGCCGTGGCCGTGGAGTGCGAACCCCAGTTGGTGGGGATAGCCACAATTCAGGAAGTGTGACCGGGAGAGACGGAACGGGGAGGGTAGGTCTCACGGACCTGCCTTCCCCGCTGTTTTGGGGAGTGGCAAAAATTTCTCTGGAAAAATTGAAAAAGTGGTTGACAAGGGGCAGATAAGGGGCTATATTCTATAACATGGTAAGGGACATTCAGACAACCCAAACGGAGACCAAAGGAATGGCATTCAAGGCATACATCCGGTTTGAAGAGAATGGGGAAGACAGGCTGTTGCGGGTCTTCCCCCGGTCCAAGAAGGTCCACACGTTCAGGACACAAGACGCCGCACAGAAGGCGCTTGAACGGAAGACTAGCGACTGGAAGCGTCCTATCAAGTGTGGCCACGTGGTTCCGGCCGGGTTCGGCGCTGTTCACACGTGGGATTGGTCTCGGGTTTTCAATGTTGCTCTTTAGGAGTGTAACTGTGGAGGTCCAGGGGATGCACAAGAAGCGGGACGGATACGGAGTGACGGGATACTGTGGTGGGATCACAGCCACAGTGGCCGTCTTCGGGGTTAGGGGAGACGCGGACAGGCTCAGACGTGTTCTGCGCAGTCCCCGCGGTGTGGCCGGGACATGGAACGGTCCTGTGCGCATGGCTACTCTGGCGCGTGCTATCCCGTTCTGCAAGGGATGGTCCGTGGCGCGGATAGTCAAGGCGTGGGATGACCACAAGCTTCCGACGTGGAGGGGATAGGATGGAGCCCGTAGCTAAAATCAGAACGTGGAAGGATTTGGTAGTGGCGTCTGGCGGGAAGATACTCGGGACGCATGAAGCCATGAGCCGCTCCCATTACACGGAAGTGGAAGCCTCAGACGGCTTTAGTTTTACGGTCAGGGATTCCAGCCACGGAAACTGGCGAACGAATGCTACCAGACGGGAGACCACGGTCAATATTCGCACAGGGAAATGGGCGTTGCGGCAAATAGCTATCAATCTGGGTTACAACGCGAAGCAGCTCAAAGGATTGAACCTGGATACCATTCGTGACATGACGCTTCTGGCGTCCAAGGAAAGAGCTAGTGTCTGATTACCTGAACCAGTATCTGGAGGTTCCGCGCGGGACGGTTCTTCGGGAGACCCGGAGAGCCGTCCTGATCCAGTGGGAACAGAGTGTGACTGGTTCCAAGAAAACGGCTGTCTGGGTCCCCCGTTCCGTCCTCCGGGAGGTGCGGAAGGGACCCTTTCCTCCCCAGCGGTTCCTACCCCGCTGGTTTCTACGCAAACGTGGTCTAGGCTGGTTGGTAGGCCAGTCTGAGATTTGATTGGAGGTCCAGGGAATGATTCTGGTCAAGACACAGGAAGACGCCAAGAGGCTGGAGCAGCTTGTGATACAAGCCGAACTGCTGTTGAAAGGGGCACTGGGAAGGATGACCGTAGCGGCTGTGGGGAAGGAAGACCTGACGGAATTCCGGCGGGAATGCCGGATAGCCGCTGAAGTCCACGGCGGACTCTGCACGTTGATCCAGGAAGCGGAGACAGTGGAGCAAGCACTGTGCGAACCCAAGCAGAGCTAGAAGCGGCATACGAGGTCAGGAACGGCGTCATAGTCACGCCGTGTGCCTACAAAGGGGAACCGCTGTGGGTCCCCTTCTACTGGGAAGCGGCTATGGAAGGCATGGCCGACGAGGTCCGTGGGGATACATTCATTTTCCACGTGTGTGAAGGGGACCGTTGGGTCTGGCGAGAACTCCGGGAAAGCACACAGAGACTTCTCCTGAGCCAGAGCGGCGACCACATACACGGCGAGGAAGAAAGGGAGACATAATGAGCAAGCGACAGGAAAAGCCGAAGCGACAGACGCAACATGGATTGGCCGCTGTGAACTGGGAGAGGCGGGGCGACCTCTTCGAAGCGGCCGGGAACCGGATGGAAGTCTATGTGGCGCGGTTGAAGACGCTGGACGGCAGGCCGGCGGGAGTGGTCACGTTGGGGACCATGAAGCCTCCGGAGATACCCGGCATACTGGGGGAGCCGCTGGGGTTCCGAAACTGGACGCTGGGTCTGTGGGGGAATCCCGGAGAGGACGGACAGCGGGAACTCTACTTCCATATGGGGATCACAGGGGAGGGAAAGGACCCGGCGGCGGATGCACAGCGCAACGCCGGACTGGTGGTCATGGGAATAGCGGGTTGGATTGAAGAGGTCTTCAACCAGCCGGTCAAGAAGGGTCTGGACGTGTTCATGGCGCAATCGGACGGGGCGTTGAACGGGGAGGACCACAATGGGAAGGCGTGAAGGTCTGGTTCCGTTCGGGACCGAAAGCGTGTTCTACTCCCCGTGGGAACACAACGGGTGTCTGCGTTTGATAGGTGGTCCTCTGGCGGAGGATCACGGCGGCGGGGAGGTAGTGACCATCCCGGACGTGAAGGTGGTTTCCGTGCCTCTGGCGTTGATCCTGTGGAAGGACAGGGGGATTGAAGCCGGGGTGTCTCACGTCTACCTCTTGGAGGACCTGCAAATGCGTCCTCTGGTCCTGACCTACAGGTGGTGGGGGCCGGAGAAGGAATGGTGGAGGAAGAAATGTCCCCTGCAATCAGACTAGGCCAATGGACGGAATCTGCAATCAGTGTCTGGACCAAGCAGCTACGTTCCCCGGTCCAGGTAGACGGGAAGGTGGTTGGGGAGGTGGCGCTGTGGAGGTGGCGGGAGGAAGCCTTCAGAACGGATGTTGTGCGCCGGTCTCAGGACTGGTGGTTCGTCCAGTTCCTGCGGCTGGGAGAGACGTTCTGTTCGGACGTGGCCGTCAATCTGGACGTCCCTGGAGCTTGTTGTGTTGGAACGGCCCAGGCGGCGGTTCTCCCGTGGCTGAAAACCTTGTTGGCGACAGAAGGGAAGGTGAACAGTGGCGTTTGACATAGGCAGGTGGTTTCCCACTCAGGAGCAATTCACGGACTCATGGCAAGTCAACTTCGGCTTGGACGGGAAGTGCATAGGACACCTCCGGGTGTGGCGGTGGAACAGCGCCGGGAGACAGCGCACAGGATGCAAGGAAGTTGTGTGGCACGTCCAGGTCATCCCACCGGGAGGGTTCTACACGGCGTGTGAATCGCACGTCTTGAAAGCTTCTGCCCTTGGGGATGGTGTGGAGGGAGCGGGGGAGGCACAGCGTGAGGCGCTGGAGTGGTTCGGCAGACACTCTATGAAGCGGATACGGGATATGATGGTTCGAGACGTGGAAGTGGTGGACTGGAAGCTGGCGGATTCCGTGGACGACTCCGGAGTGTTCGAGACATGGAAGGCGCGGGTCCTGCTGGACCACAAACTGTTGGGAGAACTCCAGGTCTGGAGGTGGGGTCTGTCCGGGAAGGTCCGGCCGGACAGCCTGAAGGCTCCGTTCTGGCGGACACAGTTCATTCCGTATGGGGCGGTCTTCAGCCCGGAAGGCAGTTTCGCTCTGCAAGTGGCGGAGGTTCTTCCCCCGGAAGCGGCCATTCAAGGGGCGCTGGACTGGTTGGAGGCGGATAAGGGTTGGCGGTGCGGCAGGGGGTCGGGATTAGCGTGTTACTCGGTAGGTCCGCGGTGGGATGACACGCACGTGGAGTTCCCGTTGACCAGACCCAAGGACCGGGTAGTCCGTCACGGCGTGGAACTCCTGCGGAACGACGCGCACTACGGAAACGTTTACGTCTGGCGCTTCGGTCCCGAGAACCGGGAGGATGACTCCTGGAGGTGGTGCGTGGAATGGGAAGGCCGGAGAGCGTCCGGAAACTGCGGATGCACGGACCCGGAAGAGGCGCTTTTGTTCGCCGTGAAGCTGGCGGAAGAGAACGTGGAGTGGCTGAACAGGACGCCCGGACTCTGACGGCGTGTAGGAACGAAGTTCACAGAAGACGGTCAGGGGACTGGAGTTGGGAGGACTCCGGTCCCCTTTTTCATGGGGTTGCTATGGGGTTCTTCAGATATTGTAAAGGTAGGTCCGGAAGGTTGGAAGGGGTCAGACGGTCATAGAGGGTATGTTATGGTGGGTTTTGAGGGTGTGGGGAGGGGGTGAAAGACACGACCTCTCCTGTCTGCTTTTCCCCTTGACCGGGGGAGATTCGCCTACCAAGATTGAATATGCGGAAGGGACGTGACAACATAGCAACCGGAAACCAACCAACAGCATGGCCAAGAAGTCTACAAACAAGGGAGACAACCCAAAGAAAAGAATCCCGGACGGCGGGGACGGGGGAAAGAGTGAACGTGTTATTACCAAGACGCGGATACGGCCCAATCCGGAGACACAGGAGAGACGGCGGAGAGAGGGAAAGCCTCCCCTTCCCAAGCAGGTCATGCGCAACCTGTCCTTCTGGGAGAAGGGACATTCAGGGAACCCGTCAGGCAGGCGTAAAGGCTACAAACCATTAGCGCCTATGCTGCGCAAGTTATTGAACAAAGTAGACAAGAAGACCGGCAAGAGTCTAGGGCAGGAGATAGTGGAGAAGTGCGCGGAGCGCGCGGCGTTCGGGGATGACAAGTTCGCTCGGCTGGTCTTCGACAGGGTAGACGGGAAAGCGCCGGACGCCACGGCTCAGAGGCTGTTTGAGGAAGCCTATGAAAGCTTCCTGGACGACTTCCTGGAGGCTGTCAAAGGGACGGTCAAATCCCCTGCGGACCGCGCGCGTATTCTGGAGAGGCTGGGTCTGGAGGTCCCCGAGGTTCCTTCCCCAGCATCCCCGGAAGGGGAAAGGCAGGAGCCGGATGACGTGGAGACGGACCCGGAGAAGACCCGGCAGGATGCTATCCGGTTCTACACGTCTATCCGTGACAATCCCACTGAAGCGGCGGCGTTGCGGCTAAAGGCGCAAGAGAGATTGGACGTATTGTTGGGGCACCTCCCCGACCTGGAAACGGATGATCCGGAGGAACTGGGGAATTACCTAGTGCGGTTCGTCAAGCAGGCTCAGACGTTGGGAGGCGCACCGGCTTCCCCGGAAGGGGAGGGAGAAGTTGCGAGGGAGTCAGGCAGGCGGACGGGGACCGGGACTGACGGGAACACCTCTCCACATACTAGCTCTAAAACTGGAGGGAACACGAGAGGTCCGGTCAAGTCCCGGTCTACCACTTCTGTGGCCAAAGGCAAGCGGGGGAAACGCGCATGACCACCAGCGTGGCCACGCCCCAGCAGCAGCAGCGGAGGTCCAGAAGGGGCCGGAGACAGGCGAGGGAATCCCTTTACGTCCTGACGGATAGATGGTCTCCCCTGCGCTACCACGCTGAACAGGCACGGTTGTGGAACTCCAGGGCGCGGTTCCGTGTGGTCCACGCGGGGAGACGGTCAGGCAAGACCGAACTGGCCAAACGGTATCTGGTCAAGTGTGCGCTGGCGTGTGAGAGACCGCATGGCTGGTTCGTCTATGCTGCCCCCACGTTTGCGCAGGCCAAGCAAATCTACTGGCATGACGCCAAGGCGCTGGTTCCGCGTCGTCTCATGGCCGGGAAGCCTAACGAGTCAGAGTTGACTATCCGACTGCGGAACGGCGCGGATATCACGGTTCTGGGTCTTGACCGACCGGAGAGGTTGGAGGGAAGAGACCTGGACGGGATAGACATTGACGAATATGGCAACATGAAGAAAAGCGTCTGGCATGAGCACGTTCGTCCCGCGTTGTCCACTCCAGGCCGTCCGGGATGGGCATGGTTGTTCGGAGTTCCGGAGGGACGCAACCACTACTATGACTTGGCCGAATATGCCAAGGGACCGGACCCGGAGTGGGATTGCTTCTGGTGGCATTCAGCGGACATTCTGGACGCCAAGGAAATGGAAGCAGTCAGGCGGGAAATGGACGAGCGAACTCTGAGGCAGGAATACGGGGGAGAGTTCGTGGACTTTGCGGGAAGGGCTTATTACCCCTTCACACGAGAACTCCACGCTACCGAGAACCTGTCCGGCTACTATGATCCGCGTGACGACTTGATACTTTGTTTTGACTTCAACGTGTCTCCAGGCGTGGCCGCTGTGTGTCAGGAGAGATTCTACACGGGAGACAACCCGGACGTGGAGAAGTCCAAACCAATCACGATGGTCATAGGCGAGGTCTGGATAGAGAGAGGGTCCAACACGCCTATGGTCTGCCGGAGACTGGTGGAGGACTGGAAGGAACACAAGGGACGTGTTCTGTGCTACGGAGACGCCACGGGAGGGGCAAAAGGAACGGCCAAGGTGCAAGGGTCCGACATAGACTTGATACCAGCGGAACTCCGGCCGCACTTCCAGCCGGGTCCGGTCTACATGCGGTTCCCAAAGGCCAACCCTGCCGTGCGGTCCAGAATCAACGCTGTCAACACCCGTCTCCTGACTGCGGACGGGAAGGTCAAACTGCTCGTGGACCCGGCCAAAGCGCCGCACGTGGTCAAGGACCTGGAGGGGGTCACGGTCAAGGAAGGTTCCGCCGGAGAACTGGACAAGGATGGTTCGTTGGAACTCACACACATTTCTGATGGACTAGGTTACTACTTGGCTAAGGACTTCCCGGTCCGGACTCCGGGAGTGGTTCAAGTGACCAGCCTGTAGGAGCAGAGACATGCCGATAGAAGACTGGGTTTGTTGTGTGGTTACGCTGAAGAGCGGAGTATCACACACCATATACCTGGACAGGGACTTGGCCTGTGGAGTCTGCAAGGTGGTGGAAAAGGCCGTGGCTTCCCCTGACACGGACAGGCAAATCCTGCTCATCGGGAGGATCAAAAACCCGGCCGGGAACGGGTTGGTCCTGGAGAGGACCTTGGTGGTGGCGACGGACCGGATAGCGTCCGTGGAATTCACGGACGCGCCCCAGTTCGTCTACCCGGTTACGATTACTCCGCAAGTGGAGGATGACAATGGCAACGAAGACGGCGCACAAGGGAACCCCCAAACGTGACGGGTCCGGACGCGGCATGAGAACAAACCGTGGACGCGGAGGGTGCTCAACCACGCAACGGACGGGGAAAGGGAGGACAAGACAATGAGGATGAAAGGGTCATGGAAGACCACGGCGGCGGGAATCTTCGCCATTCTGGGAGGACTGGGAACCATTCTCCACGGGGTCCTGACAGAGGAACCCACACAGTGGGAGGTTGCTCTTACGTCCATAGCCTCCGGGATAGGTCTCCTGTGTGCAAGAGACAACAACAGGAGTTCGGAGGACGTGGGGGTGCAGCGCCGTGGCAACGGACCTCCCCCGCCCCAGCACGCTAATTGCAGGTGCGTTCCCCCTGTAGATGACAGGACAGAGGCGTTGTGTGGAATTGGGGACACGGATGACGTGGACACACCAGACGCTGATTCTCTAAACCGGGGAGTCTGAGACTCCCGCACTTCTGAAAGGAGCAATGACGTGAGACACATTGGACTATCGTGCATGGTGGTTCTGCTGCTGATTTGCACAGCAGGCGTTGACGTGGGAGACACCGCGGACCCTGACGTTCAGACCCTCCAGGTCCTGGACAATGCGGCCGTGATCCTCCCGGAGGTGGCCAGCCTGGAGAAGGTTGACTTCCGCGTGGAGAGGACGTGCAGGGACGCTATGTGGTTGCCTACGCCGCATAGTGCCCTATGTTCTCTCAGTTGTGCGGGTTGTGCGGACCCTCCCTCTATTACGTCACTCCGGGAGAGTCTGGACATAGCCCATTTGATCCGACGACACAGATACTATGAATCCGCAAACCATTCTCTGAGCAGACGCCGGGACGGCCTTGTCCTGCGAATGAACTGGAGGTCCGCAGTCCTCCGGACGTGCTAGCTACGGCGGGTGAAACCCGCCTCCACACCCTTGGCAATGTGGGCATGGGGTGCGATTGTGCAGACCGGAGGAACGGACATGATTTCAGACGCGCTACACGGGTTGGGAAAGGCTGTGGGAGAGGTTCTGAAGGTGGCGTTGCCGTGGTTGCGGAAAGAGACCACCAAACAGAAGTCGGTCAAGGCCGTGGGAGACAATAAGGACCTGCGGCGGGACATTGACAGGACCATCCGGGAGGAGCTGGAAAGGTGATACAGCCGGGAGACAAGCTACAGGTGAGAATAGATGGAACAAGCCACGTCATGGACGCGGACACCTTCACGGTCACGGCCGTCAAATCCTCTTCCCCCAGCAGACCGCAGGCGGCGCATAGGGCACTTTACGCGGTCCCGCGTCCAAAGGTTCCGGGGAACCGTCACAATGCGCGTGTGGAGGCGTTGCGGCAGTCCAGAGAGGCACAGAGGCGGAAGGGCCACCAGCGGAGACGAAGGCAGAGGTCATCCGCCACAAGACGGAACCTGCTCACTCTGCTGGCAACCGTAGCACTCATGGTGGTAACTGCCGGTTGTGCGCTCTTCCGTCCGCCTCCCATAGTCAGACACCCCCAGACGCCGGTCCTGATTACGGAAGTCTCCGGGTCCAAGATCAAGGTGGCCGTGTATGACCGGGAGAACAACAGCATGATAGACGCCGGTTGGACCGAGATTTCCGGATACGCGGGTTGGACGCTGGCGCCCTACGATTGGGAAGATTACCTGGAGAGGAACGCGGACTATGCCGACACAGAAACCGGAAGATAGCGCTATCTTCAAGCTGGGAGAACTGACTGCGCAGGTCAAAACTCTGACCACCAGCGTGGGCAATATGGAAACCAAGCTGGAAGGAACCGTCACCCGTATCTTTACCAAGCTGGATGCACAAGACGCGGGTTTGAGGGAACTGGTATCAGCAGAGGTAGGCAAGGTCTCCACGCACCCCACACCCTGTCAGGAACTGCGAGACCTCCAGGGAGTAGTTCAAGCAGGCCAGACGGAAATACGGTCCGTTTGGAACACGATAGCCACAGTTGGTCCTACAGTGGGAACCATCCTGGCCCTTCTCATATCCGCAATGGCTATGTGGGGCGCCTGGAAAGCCGAAGCAAGAGGACAAGCCAATGCCGAGCCCAGACACAGCGTCGTTGAACAAAGATAACGTCTCCACCACGTCCGTGGCCTATGATGCAATGGCCGTCAAGTGGCCGCTGCTGCACGACCTCTTGGGCGGGACGCTGGCCATGCAGGCCGCAGGGGAAAAATGGCTTCCCAAGGAGCCCAAAGAGGAAGACCACGCCTATCAACTCCGCCTGGAGAGGTCACAACTATACAACGGCTACGGGGACACTATCAAACGTCTGACGAGCCGTCCGTTCTCCAAACCAGTCACCACCAGCGTGGAACTTCCCGAGAGGCTGGAACTCCTGCTGGCCAACGCGGACAACGCCGGAGGCGATATTACCCAGTTCGCGCGGGAGGTCTTCAGGACTATGGCTATCTACGGGATGGCCCACATTCTGGTGGACTCTCCCCCGGACCCGGTTGCAGGAACCAAGACTCTGGCGGATGAAAAGGCCGCAGGGACACACCCTTACTTCGTGTTGATTCAACCGCCCCAATTGTTGGGATACAAGACGCGCGTGGGGTCTGACGGTCTCCCGGAACTCTCCCAAATCCGAATCTATGAACGGGTGATAGAGGATGACGGGGACTACGCCAGCAAAGAGATTGAGCAAATCCGTGTCTACAACGCGGACGGGACATGGGAGATACACAGGAAGCGCACAGAGGAAGACAAGTCTATCCGGTGGGTCCTTCACGAGGACGGGGAGCACTCGTATCCTGGAATACCTCTTGTGACCGTCTATGCGGACAAGATAGGCTACATGCAGGCCAACCCTCCCCTGGAGGACTTGGCGTGGGTCAACCTGGAACATTGGCAATCCCGCAGTGACCAAAAGAACATCCTGCGTATAGCCCGTGTCGGAATCCTGTTCGCCTCCGGATTCCTCACGGAAGAGATAGAAGCCGGGATCACAGTAGGTCCCTCCCGTATGGTGGCTTCTACCAATCCGGACGCCAAGCTGCAATACGTAGAACACACAGGCAAGGCCATAGAGTCCGGAGAGACGGATATAGCCCACTTGGAGGAACGCATGGAAGTGCTTGGCCAACAGCCTTTCCTCCAGCGTTCCGGGGCACAGACGGCCACAGGGAAGGCCATAGATGAAAGTCGGACGCAATCCGATATCCAGGCGTGGATTCAATCCCTGGAGAACGGTTTGTGGTATGCCTTCCATCGCGCCGCCGTATGGCTGGGGGAGAAAATCCCGAAAGGGTTCTCGGTCAACGTGTTCTCTGACTTCTCTATCTCGTGGGGACGAACGGAGGACGTGAAGGCCCTTCAGGCCATGCGAGACAAGAGACAGATTACACAGCAGACGTTCTTGACCGAGGTCAAGCGGCGCGGTCTGCTGGGGGATTCCGTGGACGTGGAGAGGGAGGTAGCCTATACACAGGCTGAAACGTCAGGTCCGTCAATGGACCTGGAGGGATACATCCCGCCGGATGACGAACAGGAGACGGACGGCGAAGAGGAACCTGTAGACGCCAGTCCCCTGGACGCAACAGAACAAACGGAGGAATAGCATGTCCAACAAAGCATCCGCTGAAGAGAAACGCTGGAAGGCGGAGAATGACGCACACACGCTGGCGGAAGCGGAGACTATGAAGGCCGACAAGTCGCGCCTCTCCGCTGCACGCAAAGTGGCCGAGACACAAGCCACTGAAATGCGCGACAGGGCCAACGCCATGTCCCGCATAGCCGGAAAGGGTCCTTCCCCCAGCAACGGAAAGGGAGAAGGCGGAACCAAGTCCAGGTCCGGCGGGTCCTCTTCCAGCAGAGGTCCGGCCAAGGCGGCTCACGTCCCGGACATGTCCAAGAGGTTCTACAATGGATAAGTCCAAAGTCCGTGAGATAGTCCAGGAGACAGCGCCTTGGCTGATATGGGCGTTGCAATTGCAGGACTGGAACATTCAGATAGCGTATGAGACGCTGGCCAGTGAGAACACAGCTACAGGGTTCCACGCGGACGCCAAGATAGACAAAGTGACTGGTTCCCAACGCGCGCTAATCACTCTGGATCATGACGCGCTTCACACCAGACAGCAGGTCCTAGGCGCTTTGGGGCATGAACTTCTGCATATCTTCCACCAAGGGTTCGACCTCTACGGAAACGCCGTAGACGCTGTAGCGCCGGACACCGCGGCTGTGATCCTGGAGAGGGTCTTCTATGACGCCAGAGAAGCTATGGTGCGTCGCGTGGAGAGAATGCTGTCCGGGGGTCTGTGTCTGGATTGGGAGGCTGTCATAGCGCAGGCCAAGGAACGCGCGGCCGGTTTTGTCCCCAAAGGCGAGGTGACTGAAGTTGGCGAAGAGGATAACTAGGGAGCAGGTCAAGCGGCTGGTCAGACCTGTCAACCAAAAGCTGGTGGACAAGGCTATCCTCCACGCCCACTTTATCAACCGCTACTCCAACACAGAAACCAACAAGATATTGGTTTTCTTGAATAGGGAAGTATTCCCTGATTTGGTCTATCAGATACAACGACGTTTGGCTGTTATGAAGAAGAGGGGGTTTGACAAAGGACCGTGGACCACGGAACACCTCCGGGAATTGCTGGCCACTTCCGATGCTATCTTCCGGGAGGGATTGGGGGAGGCGGGAGCATCCCTCCGGCAGGACCTGAAGGCATGGTCCGTCTCGGAGGCTGAACATGAACGCGCCGTCTTGGCGGCGGAGACCAGTCCGTGGAACATAGAGTTCTCCACTCCCAACGTCCAGACGTTGCATTCCATAGTCACTTCTGAACCGTTCCAGGGTAAGGTTCTGAACAAGTGGTGGTCCGGCGTGGAGGCGTCTGCCAAGGACGGTATCCGCAGGCAGGTAACACAGGGAATAGCCGAGGGCCAGACCATCCCGCAGATAGTCCGGCGTCTGGTGGGAACCCAAGCTGCGGCGTTTGGAGACGGGGAGTTGGGGAAGATACGCCGGAACGCTGAAGCCGTAGCACGGACGGCTATCAACCATGTCTCCACTCAGGCGCGGGAGTCCATCTATGAAGCCAACTCTGACGTGATAGCAGGGGTTCAGTATGTGGCCACCTTGGACGCCAGAACCACGGAAATCTGTATGTCCCTGGACGGCAGGGTCTTCGGCATACGGGAGGGTCCAAGACCTCCAATGCACTTCAATTGCAGGTCCACTACAGTTCCTGCCCTGAAGTCATGGAAACAGCTTGGGATAAACCTGCGAGAAGCGCCGTTGGGAACACGCGCCACGCTGGACGGACAGGTCTCTGAGAGAGTGACATACAGTCAGTGGCTCAAGTCGCAACCGCAAGCTGTCCAGGTAGCCGCACTGGGAAAGGCCAAGGCCGAACTGTTCAGCAAGGGGATGCCCATAGATAAGTTCGTCAACGACAAGGGCCAAACTGTTCCTGTGAAGGTCCTGGAGAAAATGAGAATACCTTCGTCTGTGAAGTCCATACGGACTGGCGGGAGGTCCAGGTGAGCACATACGCCACTCCCAGCCACAGCAAACCGGATACCTACTGCTTTGGCTGTGACGGAAAAATTGAATTTCCGTCACTACTTAGAGGAATCCGTTTTGGCGTCAAAGCACAGAGAGAGATAGAATGCAGGTAACACGGGTAGTGCATGGAAGTGATTGGACGGGAAGTCCAAGGGTTGTCGGCCGACCCTTTTCGGCCGGAGGACGGGAAGTCCAAGGATAGGGAGGACGTAAGATGGCCCTTGACGCAATAAGGGATTCGCTGGAGGGACTGCCGGAAGACGTGGCGCGTGAATACGTGGAAATCACGCTGGGAGAAGGAAGCAACGCCAGAAAGCTGTTCAAGCTGGACGTAACGCCGCAGGAAGGCTTTGAACTGGACAACGTGTCCGGCCTGCGGTCTGCACTGGGAAAGGAGCGTGACGGGAGACGAACTGCGGAAGACAAGCTGAAGCCTTACGATGGACTTGACGTGGAGAAGGCCCGACAGGCCATGCAGAAGATGGACGACATGGCCAATTGGAATCCAGACAAAGAGGTCGCGGAACGGATTCAGGCCAGAGAGCGCCAGCTTGTCCAGAAGCATACGGAGAAGGTGGACGAATTGACCGGCGAAATCAAGTCGCGCGACACACAGATTTCCAAGCTGGTCCTGGAGTCACAGGCCCAAGCGGCCATTGACAAGTATCAGGGTTCCTCTCTGTTGCTGCTTCCGCACGTCCTCCGCCAGACCAAGCTTCGCCGCTTGGACAACGGGGACTTCGTGGCGGAGGTGGTGGATTCTGACGGGATTCCCCGGATAGGGGACTCCACGGGAGGAGCCATGACCATAGACCAACTCGTCGCCGAAATGCGCAGCAAGCAGGAATACTCCGGGGCATTTCGTGGAAGCGGAGCACGTGGAAGCGGAGCAGGCGGGACGCCGCCCGCAAACGGAGGCGGGACACCTCCCAACCCCAGAAGGGGAGTCAAGACAATCCACGTGACGGATACGGATGCTATCAACCGCAACCTGGACAAGATAGCCACTGGGGAAATCACTGTGGTTGGAGGCAAGGGCGGCGGAGTCACGCGGGACGACGTGACAAGGTCGGAACCCGGACAGGTGCAAGCAGAGTAGACGTGGCGTTGTAAATCCGTGGGATACGGTCGCGTCTGGGATGGGCGCGCAAAAGGGTGTTCTGGTTCACTCGGTCAGGTAGCCATTCAGAAAGGATAGAAACATGGCAAACGACCTTTCAGCAATCATGCACAAGATTCTTGCCAAGGGCGTTGTGACCCTGCGCGAGCAGTGCATGATGATTCGGCTTGTCAACACTGACTACGAAGCCGAAGCCAAGGAAAAAGGCGACAGGATTGACATCCCGGTTCCCGTCGCTGTAGGAACTCGTGACGTGACCCCCGGAGTCACGGCCCCCACGCCGGTTGACACCACTCCCACCAAGGTCCAGGTGGTTCTTGACCAGTGGAAACAGACCGATCCGTTCCACCTCACGGACAAGGACCTCGTGGAGATTGACCGGAACGAACACTTCATGCCCGGTCAAATGGGAGAGGCTATCAAGTCTCTGGCCAATCTGGTCAACCAGTATCTCCACTCCCTCTATGTCAACGACAGTCAGGGAGTCTACGGGTTCCACGGGACCCCCGGAACCACGCCGTTCAACGCCACTGACGGAACGTCATCCGCCACAGGCGTCCGGAAGGTTCTCCACCGCCAACTCTGTCCGCGTTCCGGACGACGTGCGGTTCTGGACTTCGACGCTGGCGCGAACGCGCTGGACCTCGAAGCCTTCAGGTCCGCCGAGAAGGTCATGTCCAAGGACGTGGTGATAGAGGGTGAAATCGGCCGGAAATACGGCATTGACTGGTTCGAGGATGACCACGTCTCCACACACACAGCAGGGACCATCGCAGACGCTTCCGCCGGGAGAACGTGCGCAGTCAACAACGCGAGCGGATACGCGGCCGGGATTGACACGATCAACGTCAACAACGGTGCGGAAGCTTCCGTGACCGGGACAATCGTCCGCGGTGACATAATCTCGTTCGCCAGTCACGACCAGACCTATTGCGTCGTGTCCAACACGGGGAGCGCACAGTTCAACGATACGACCAAGGAATACACGTTCGCAACGAATGCTATCGCTGGTCTGAAGTTCTACCCCGCGCTCACCACGGCCGTGGCGGACAACGACGTCATCACGGTCAAGGCCACTCACGTGGTCAACCTTGCCTTCCACAGGGACGCCTTCGCCTTCGGTTCGCGTCCGCTGCTGGGGGCAACGTCCGAGTTCCAGCTCGGTTCGCTCATGGTCGCCGCGCAGGACCCGTTGACGGGTCTGGCCCTCCGCTTGGAGGTCAAGCGCCAACACAAACAGGTCAGTTGGGAATTCGACGTTCTCTACGGCGGGTTGCTGGTTCGCCCCCAGCTTTGCGCCCGTCTGGGAGGCTAGTCGCGTTTCCATTGACGTAAAGGTCGCCGGGAACCTCCAATCCCGGAGGGAAGGGTAGGTGGGAGACGTGCAAGACACAGGGAGGAACAGAATGGGAAAGGTCATCATCTTTGAGACCGTAGAGATAGTGGGTCCGGGAGGAAGGTCCCGCGTGAGAAAGGACCAAGTGGCGTCTTATCTCCGCCGGGATGGTTTCAGGCTGGCCCCTGCGGATGACCCCACGCCGGAAGCTCAGGCGAACCCCGAACCGGAGGCGGAGGAAATCCTTTCTCCCCAGCAACCGGAAGCGGTTGAAGCGGATGACGGCGCGGACGAAGAACCCGACGTTGTTGACAGCGCCGAAGAGGAAGAGGAAGAGGAAGAGGAACCGGAAGACGGTTTCGACGACATGTCCTACCGAGACCTCCAGGCGCTGTGTGTGGAGAGAGATATCCCGGCCACAGGGACGCGCGCACAGCTTCTGGAGCGTCTGAGGTCCTGAGACACCTTCCAGGCTCCATAATGGCCGTCCTCGGCCTGTAGCGGAGCCGAATCCGGGTAATTTAGCCGGGGAGACTTGCAATGTCCCTGATAGTGGAAGACGGAACCGGCCGTTCAGACGCTGAAAGCTATATCTCAGTGGCCGACGCCGATACTTACCACACCAAGTTCACGGCTTCGGCCGCTTGGGCAGGTGCGGGAACTGCGGATAAGGAAACAGCACTGAGACAGGCTACCCAGTATCTGGACGACGAGTATCGCGGACGTTGGAAGGGATACCCGGTTGACGACGAGCAGGCGCTGGCGTGGCCGCGTCTGGACGTGGAAGACGAAAACGGATACGTGGTTGATTCCGACGCCGTCCCGGAGCAAGTGCAAAGAGCAGCCGCAGAAATGGCTTTGCGCGCCCTGTCATCCGGACCTAATCTCCTGCCGGACATAGTGGAACGCGGAACCGTGAAGAGCATCCGCAAGAAACTAGGTCCGATGGAAAAAGAGGTGGAGTATGTGGGAGGTGGAACCATAGCGGTTTCCGGACAGACCAATACCCACTTCCAGAAGGTCTACAGGATGCTGATTGGGCTGATTCGGGTTGGTGGCCGTGTGGAGAGGGGATAGGCCGTGACGGACTTCGACGTTGACATGCTGGAGGTAGCTGCCCAGCTACTGGCGGAATTCGGCAAGACCGTTACGGCCTACGTTCCTGCTGTTGGGCGGACGTATGATCCGGCCACGGGAACCACTTCAGGCGGAGAGGATTCGTTCAGTGTCCTCATGTCTCCACCTGTCCCCGAACGTGTGAGGGAACGGCAGGGAGACGTGGTTGTAGCCCGAGAGGTCACAGCGGCATACATAGCCGCAGAGGACCTCCAGTTCACCCCCACAGTGGGAATGCGTGTAGTCTTCAACGGGGAATCGCATAGGGCAGTAGAAGTCTCTCCCTTGCATTCCGGGGACCAGATAGCCGCATACCATCTGACTCTGGAGTCCTGAACGTGGGAGTCCTCAAATCAGACCTGGACAAATTCGTCCTGGAGTTGAACGCCTTCACGGATAAGGTCCTCCCGGAGAATCTGGTCCTCTTCCACAAGAAACTCTCACTCCAGGTTCTTCGCGGAGTGGTCATGCGAACTCCCGTGGATACGGGACGCGCTAGGGGCAATTGGCAACTAGGCGTAGAAACGGTTCCCACGGGAGAAGTGACAGACTTCGAGAAGCCACAGGCCACAAGCGGTGAGGCTGGAAAGAAGAAACGTAGACCTCAGTTCAATGCAGTAGGAAAGGCTACCTTTGAACGGGGACTGGCCAACCTTGCTGCCCTGAAACCATTTTCCGTAGTGTTCATAACCAACAATGTTCCCTACATAGAACCACTGGAAAACGGCCACTCCAAACAGGCCCCTAATGGGATGGTCAAGGTAACGTTGGAACAGGTCAGAACGCAGTTCGCAACGGAGGTAGGCTAATGCCAGTATTCGTGAAGAAACGCTCCGGGAAGAAACCATACGTAGTGGTGGACCCGGCAGGGAAGGTCTACGGGAGACACAGAACCAGACCAACGGCCAACAGGCAGGTATCCGCTATCAACCTGTCCATGCTGCGCAAGGCAGGGAGAAAAGGACTTCCCGCCGCTCCCAAACGGAAACGGAAGTAGGGCATGTCTCTCAAACACCTCACCCTCCACAACACTATCAGAGGATACTTTGACGGGACGGTCATCCCTCTGATTTCAGGCGGACTCCCAACGCAATACGACAACGACGACACATTCGCCAAGCCGGAGAATGCACGCTGGTGTCGTTTCACCATACTTCCGGGAGAGTCCTTCCAGGTCACGGTTGGGAAGAACCAACGGTATAGGACACCCGGCGTGGCGTCTGCACAGGTTTTCACCCCAGCAGGGGCCGGGGACGCGGAAGCGCTGGGAGTAGCCGACACCATAAAGGACGCATTCCGTTCCCTCCGGCTGGGGAGTGGGATTCGCTTCAGGACGCCTTCTGTAGTTCCGGTTGGTCGCGTCGGGGATGAATGGCAAGTCAATGTGGACATGCCGTTCCAAGCCGACTCGCTTGACGACGCCCCATAACGAAAGGACTAGCAAATGTCTGACAGGGCAATTCTTCGGTTTGTGGAAGAGAACCAGTATGGCGTCACGCCGTCTGGTCAGATTTCCGCCGTCGCGACCACGAGCGTTGTTGCGGCGGACAACAGCTACAATGACAGTTCGGAAGACCTGTCGGTCTTCTCTCCCGGGCAACGGATTTACGTGTCCGGATTCGCCAATTCCGCCAACAACGGATACAAGACTGTCGTGTCGGCCACGGCCAACAAACTGATAGTCAAGGAAAGTCTCGCCGACGAGTCCGCCGGAGTGACGGTCTCCCTGGAAGCCGCCATGGTGGGAATCCGTCATACGGGGGAATCACTTGGGCAAGACACGGACACACAGACCTCCAACGAGGTCCGTTGCGACAGGCAACCGGCCACCATCGTCCGGACCGCAATCTCCGCCGGTGGAGACGTGAACTACGAACTGTCGTATGACACGTTCAACGAGTGGCTGGCGGCGGCGTTCATGGCGGCGGACTGGTCGGATAAGGTCCAGCTTCAGAATCTCGCAGACGTGACCGTGGTGGACATAGGTGGAGGCGTCTTGGTGTTCCAGTCCGCCACAGACGGCGCGTTTTCCACGCTGAATGCTTACCAGTGGATAGAGGTGCGCGGCTTCGCCACGGCTGGGAACAACGGCTACTTCAAGATAGCCGCTATCAGCAGTCAGACTCCCGGCAGTCTGGACGACAACAGGATATCCGTGCTAAACGCCGGAACGCTGGTGGCGGAAGGAACTCCCCCCGCAGACGTGGATATCACAATGGGGAGCCAGGTTGTAAACGGAGTCACCAAGCGTTCCTTCACCCTGGAACGTTACTACTGTGACTTGGTTGCCCCGGCCAAACCCTACGCCAGAATGCCGGGAATGATGGTTGACACCCTGAACCTGGACGTGACGGCGGACGCCGTTGTTACGGGAAGCTTCGGCTTCACAGGGAAGCAATCACAGTCTCAGGCGGACTCCGCCGGATATCACACAGAGGACCCGCCGGACAATGAGGTAGTAGCCTCCACGTCCGACGTGGAAGCCATTCTGGAGAACAACGAGGTCACAGAGGTCACTTCCTTCACGCTGGCGCTGGCCAACAATCTGCGGAACAAACCCGCTGTGGGCTCCCTCGGTCCGGTCGGCAAGGGGGTAGGACAGGTCAACCCCACGGGAACCGTCCAACTCTACTATGAAGACGAAGCTGTCATGGACAAGTATCTGGACTTCGAGTGGTCCGCCTTGTCCACAGTTGTGGAGGACGAAGACGGAAACGTCTACATCATTGACCTGCCCAGGGTCAAATACACCAATGGACGCCGTGTTGGCGGAGGAATCAACACGGACATAATCGCCGACATGACGTGGGAAGCCGCACGTCACCTCACAGAAGACGTGACCATTCGGCTGGTCAAGTTCGCTGCGGCGGACACGTGATCCGTTACGGGATGCCCTCCCGTAGCGTGACGGGAACTAGGGCACAATAGGGAGGAACCCGATGGCTGGGTTCAAGCTGGATTCGCTCAAGGTGGACGACACCCTGCAAACGGAGGGTGTCTGGACGGAACTGTTTCCCGGGCTACAGGTGCGGATTGCGCGGCTTGGGAATCCCAAGTGTGAAAAGCTTCTCCAGAAGCTGCGCAAGCCGCACCTCCGGACTCTGCGGAAGGGACAAATCTCGGAGGAACTGGCCGACAGTCTGCTGAAGCAGGCTATGGCCAAGACCGTTCTTCTGGACTGGAAGGGGTTGGTAGTGACCGGGGAGAACGGGGAAGACGTGAGTATCCCCTACTCCCCAGAGCAGGCGCTCAAGTTCTTCCAGGACAAATCCATCCCCGACTTCTTCGACGCCGTTTTGGAGTTCTCCCGCAACGCACAGAACTTCCACGAGGACGACAAAGAGGAAACGGAGGGAAACTGAGTGCGGTTCTACGCTGGCAATTGGAATGGGCGCCCTTTATCAAACTCCTGGAACGCCGGAGAGCTAAAGGGCGTCCAACCCCAGCGTTGGACAATGAACCCGCGTTGTTTGTTGACCTCATTCCGGCGTGGGAGGCGTTCCTTGACCTTCACCGGAGCCGGCAGATTCTCTTCGACGTGTGTCCGTTCGCTGTGTCCGACGTGGAGGCGTGGCTTAGACTCCACGGATACTCAGGAGAACTTGCCGTGGACCTATACGACCAGATTTCGTGTCTGGATTCGGTATGGGTTGAATGGGCCAGGAAGAAATCGGACGATGAACGGAAGGAACTCCAGGACCGTTTAGGGAAGGGGAGACACCGTGGCCGACCTCCCAGTAAGAATAGACGCAAGACAGGCGCGCGTAGGCGCGTCTCAGTTCGTGGACGCCGTTCACAAAATGCGGGCAGGAGCGGCGCAGGCCACCAGAGACACCAACGAGCTTGACAAGGCTACCAACAAGTTCGGGAATACGGCCAAGACGGTCACACGGATAGTTGGAGGTCTGTTCGCCACCGTAGGAACAACTATAGCCTTTCGTCAAGCAGTTGGGATCATAGCGGACTTCGAGTTCGTCATGTCTCAGGTCAAAGGCGTCTCTGGCGCGACGGCCGAGGAGTTCGGCAGACTGGAAGATTCCGCGCGGGAACTGGGAGCAACTACTGAGTTCTCCGCCACACAGGCAGGGGATGCCCTGTTGTCCCTGTCCCGCGCGGGATTTGAAGCCAACGAGTCAATAGCCTCTCTGGAACCAACGTTGAATCTGGCGACAGCAGCGGCTATAGGACTGGGGGATTCAGCGGCTATAGTTGCTGGTTCCCTTCGCCAATTCCAACTCCCAGCCACGGAAGCGGAACGGGTAACGGACACCTTCCTGAATACGGCTAACAGTGCAGCTACCAATGTGACGGAACTCTCCGAAGCCATGAAGCTGGCGGGACCCGTAGCTGCCCAACTAGGCCGGTCCATAGAGGAAACGTCCGCTACAGTAGGAGTTCTCGGGGACTTTATGATTCAAGGTTCAATGGCCGGGACCAACCTGCGGGGAATCCTAGCCGCTATTTTGGACCCGACCGAGAAGGCTATGTATGCCCTTCGTGAAATGGGGATAGCGCTGGAAGACATTGATCCAGCCACCAAGTCACTCTCGGAAATCTTCAAGGTCTTCCGTGACCGTGGACTGGACGCTGGGAAAGCCGTGGAGATATTCGGCAGACGCAACGTTGCGGCGGCGCTGGCGTTGGCGTCTGCGGCGGACCGTGTAGAAGCATTGACCAAGGCCAACGAAGCGGCCGCAGGGGAAGCCAAGCGCATGGCGGAAATCATGCGCAATACCTTGCGTGGCTCTATCAACAATCTCAAATCCGCCGTGGAGGAACTGTTTCTCAAAACCGGAGACGCCGGACTCTCAGGCGCGTTGCGGCGCGTGGTGGACGTGGCTACGGAGACTATCCGGATGATGGTTGGACTAAAGGTGGAGGTGGACGAAAACACGCGCGCCGCTGAAGTCCTGCTCAGAGTCCTGCAAGGCGTAGCTGTGGCTCTAGCGGCCATAGTGGCTATCAAGGCTGTGGTTTTCCTGAAGACTGTCACGCTGGGGTTCTACAGCGCCGGATTGGCCATAGCAACGGCTACGGCGTCCCTGCTGGGATACAACGTGGCCATGTCGGCCGCTACTGCCCAGACCGTGGCGCTGGTGGCTATCATAAGCAAGGCCATAGCCGTGGTGACGGTCTTCCTGTCTCTCTTCTCTGTTTCTGCTTATGTCTCCAGCAACAGCCAAGCCGTTCAGGTCTTTATGAGTGAAGTAATACTAGGCTTCCGGCAAACCGTGGAGACAATCAGTCTCTTGGCCAAGTCGGCCGTAGAATCAGTCACGTGGTTGATTGACAAGCTGTCTCAGGGGATGGTCCTCTTTGGCGCGGACTTCATAGCTGCGCTACAGAAGATCACTACGGTTGGAGGACCGCTTCTGTCCCGGTTAGGGGTAGACGTGCAGGGGTTGAACCGTGAGTTCCAGGAGACCATTGACACTCTCCGCACACAAGCCGGGGAATTGGGAGGTGCGGACCTATCCAGTCGTCTGAACCCGTTGATAGACGAATCCATAGCCCATGTCCAGGAAGCCGTAGAATTGCACAAGAGCGCCGTGGAGCAAATCAAGCGCGACTTGGCCGATGGTCCTGACCCCACGAATTGGAGTGACTTCTTTGATTGGGTAGGGGACAAACTGGACGGATACAAGCAGAAGCTGAAGGACTCGCTTGGATTGGACTTCGGCATGGGGGATTTCAACATCCCCGACAAGATCAAGATAGACCTCCCCGATGTGGACCCCACGATGTTGGAGGCTATCAACAAGGCTGTGGAGGGACTATCCCAACCCACGGACCAACGAGAGGGAATCAACTTCCTGACCGAGAGAATAGGTCTGGTGGAGCAAGAGAATCAGCTTGTGGGGAAGTCTGCGGAATTGCGCAAGGTGGAGCAAGAAGTCCTCCAGGCGTCCATACAGGCGGATAAGGAAATGTTGAAGGGGAAAGACGCTCTTCTCCAGCGCCTCAGAGAGGCATTGACGGTCCAGGTCCAGACCAACGCCGTAGAGGACGTGAGAGAGCGCGTGCGCCAGCTAGAGCAGGAAGCAGACCTGATAGGAAAGACAGCGGGAGGGAAAGAGCAGGAAAATGAACTCTTGAAGGCCAGAAACGCATTGCAGGCCGTGGGTCTGGACCAAGACCATGAAGCCTATGTCCAATTGGAGGCTATAGTAGCTCTTCTCCAGAAAAAGAAGGTGGAGGAAGCGTTCGACAAGGTGATAGAAGGTCTCCAGAAGGAGCGAGAGGCTATAGGACAAACCAACGCCGAACGCAGGTTCACCACAGCGTTGGAACAGGCCAGAACCGTAGTGCAGGAAAAAGGGTTGGACCTTTCCTCCCAGCAAGAGGCGTCCGTCCGCCGAGAGATACAGGCTATCAACGATAAGAACGCCGCTTTGAAATTCAACGAGATTCTCCGGGATATGGAAGAGCAAAACAGGTTGCTGTTGCTGGGGAATGCGGAGAGGGAGCGTGAACTCATTCTTGCACGCGCGCGCAAGGCCGTGGAGGAAGAGGGAGGGAGGTTCACGGCGTGGCATACGGACCAGATAGAACAGCAGGTCCAACAGACCGAAGAACTCCGCAAGATACAGGCCATGTCCGACCTCCGCCGGGAATTTGCCTTGGAACGCGAAATGATCCTTATGTCCGACGAAGAAAGGGAACGTGCTATCCGCCTGGAGGGGATCAAGCAGGACATGCGCTCTCAGGGAATAGAACTGACCCAACAGGACATAGCTCTGATAGACGAGCAAATACGCCAGACTCAGAAGCTGGAAGAACGAATGGCTATCTTCAGAGACATAGCGCGTGAAGCCGGTCAAGAGATAGCTGAACAGTTTGAGCTAATGACGTGGGAAGCCAAGTCGTTCAAGGACGCCCTCCGCGATGTGACCAAAGAGATATCACGGATGGTCTTCAAGCAAATGGTGACACAGCAGCTAGCCAACCTGATTACTGGAGGACTCCAGGCCGGGTTTGCCGCTGGAGTGGGCGCCAGCAGTGGTGGGGGAGGCGGAAGCACTTCCGCTGTCACCGCGGGTCTTCGCGGCGGTGGCAATCTGGGTCCCCAGCAGTATGGCGGTGTGTTCATGCGTCCTACGGACTTCCAGACTTCCGGGGGAGAGACCGGAATCTTCGGGGAATCCGGACCGGAGGCGGTTATGCCTCTTGGAAGGGATTCCAAAGGACGGTTGGGAGTCATGGCCAATGGAGAGGCAGGCGGTTCCCGCCTCACTCAGAATGTCACCATGCACGTCCACACGCCGGATGCTGATTCGTTCCGGAGGTCACAGACACAGATATCCGCCGACCTGCACAGGGTAGGCCGGTCCTTCGTAGAACAGGAGAGGAACCGTGGGCTTTCACGAGGTTAGGTTCTCAGACGCTATCAGCTACGGGACTTCCGGAGGTCCGGGTTTCAGCACGTCTATCATCGTAACGGACTCCGGCGCGGAAGAGCGCATCCCGCATTGGGAGTCTGCCCGTAGACGCTATGACGTGAAGTGGGCTATAAAGTCCAGGGACGAACTGCGGGAAGTAGCGGAGTTCTACATCCGCAGATTGGGTCCGGCCTACGGGTTCCGTTACAAGGACTGGTTGGACTATGCCTCTACGGCGGAGGGAAGGGTTTCTGACGACGAGGGGATAGCCGTCACGGCCTTTGACCAGCTTCTACGCACAGGGGACGGCAGTCTGACACAGTTCCAGCTAGTCAAACGCTACCAAGACCTGTTGGTGGACCGTGTGCGCACCATAACCAAACCAGTCCAGGGAACCGTCCGCGTGGGAATAGATGGTGTGGAGCAGACCTCCGGATGGTCCGTCAACACCACCACAGGGATAATCACGTTCACAACCGCACCCGGCGGGAATCTGGACGTGACGGCTGGGTATGAATTCGACGTCCCGGTCAGATTCGGGAAGGAAGTGGACCTGTCTTTGGGAATGTCACACGAAGCGTTTGACATAGGACAGATACCCAACATCCCCTTGGTGGAAATCCGCGACGAGGTAGCGCAGTCCGAGGAATTCTTCTTCGGCGGCGCGGCCTACATAACCCTGTCCGCCGACAGAACCATTTCCCTGAATGACGGGAGAGTCCTGCACGTCACACCCTCCGCCAACGGATACGCATTGCTTCTCCCCAGCAACCCCACTTCCCTTCCGGGAGGGGGACCCTACTGGTATATCCACAACGCCAGTGATTCCTACACGTTTGAAATCCGGGATCACGAGGACACCCTGATTTCCTTGGTGGGGTTGGGGAAGACCGTGGAGATAGTGCTTGCCCGTTACACCACTTTGTTCAAATGGTTGGCCATATGATTACCCTGGAGAAACATCTAGGCGGTTCGTTCTGGAACCCTATAGGGACCAACCACAAGCTGGGTTCCCAGTCACCGCGGGTGCAATATGTGTCCGTGGCCAACCCCGGTTCCAAGATATGGCTTCCTCCCGCCACCTACATGCGTCCAGGCGGACCCAGATTCATCATCGCCAACAACCCCAGCAGCACATATCCGTTAGAGTTGGTCAACAGAACCGGAGTCACAGAGATAGCAGAGGTTCCCCCGGAATACTCGGTCACGTCCAGTCTGGTTGATCCTTCAATTCTGGACGGGTCCACTCCTGTAGGGTTATGGACACACAGACTCCGCAAGCTTGGTGGAGCAGGCTGGGGTGATCCGGACCTTGACGAACACGACGACTTCTTGTTGGCCGCGTGGCAATTCAACCAGAGTGGAAGCATGGGAGACGATACTGCTCCAGCCAACAATGATTTGTCCCTAGTGGTATCCCCCACGTCCATTACAGGAAGATATGGGGCAGGAACCAACTTGTCCGGAGGCTACTTCACACGAGACGGGAACTTGAGCACACCCGTGGAGGTTCACCACTGGACATGGTCGCTCTGGTTCAGGTATGACACCTCACCCGCCAGCCACGGCGACAGATACTATCTGGTCTACTGGATAGGCAATCCCGCTCCAGGAACCGGGAGTGACTTCACCATCTATCTGGCCAATCACTACAGCTACATTTGGTTGGTGGCGGACTCGGCTACTATAGGACCGGCGCTGGGGTTCAGCTTCAACGTGCATTCTCTCAATTTATTCGATGGGCAGTGGCACAACCTTATCTTCAAACACAAAATGGAATACAACTTGTTAGGAATCCCAACTTCGGCAGAGCAATGGCTCTATCTGGACGGGAACTTGTTGGGAAACACCAGTGGACTTGGCCATGATACAGAAATGTGGGAAGCGGGAGTCAACCGGGACGAAGACCTGATACTGGGAAGAAAGTATGACGGAACATCCGCGTGGCCTGGAGACATGGACGAATTCTACTTCTGGGCAGGGGCCAAGAACGATGATGACGCGGGAGAGGCTTTGTTGTCGGATGACGCCGTAGCTGCCCTGTGGAACTCTGGAGCAGGAACCTTTTACGTGGGATGATCTATGCCTTACGCATTGGATAACTGGATAGCCTGGCTCACGGGAGAAAGGGTTCACCGTTGGTGCAATCTGTGGCGGATCACCAGACAGGATGCTGTGACGTTTCGTTTCACAGACCATGACCGGCCCGTCATCTTCCCAGAGAACGGAACGGACCAGACGTATACCCCGTCCGGCGGCGTGAACGCCACGGCTTATCAGAAGACTTCCAGCCTTCGTCCGGACAACCTGGAGATAGTAGGTATCATAAATGATGCTACCATTACAGCTTCGGACCTTCGCACGGGAAAGTTCCGGGAGGCGGAGATTGACCACTATCTGGTGGACTGGCGCTATCCGTGGGCTGGAGCAATCCAACACAACCGCTATTGGATAGTCGAAGTGACCTACAACGGAGAGGAATGGCAAGCCAAGATAGAGGGGATAGGGCGCTGGTTGAACCAGAACGTTGGAGAGGTCTACGGGAGAACGTGCAGACACACGCTTGGAGACACTGCCTGCGGAATCAACCTAGCCTCATGGACTGACACTGGGGAAGTGGGCGCGGTCTCCAACCGGAGGATTTTCACCATAGTGAATGTGGACCCCGGAGACCAAGCGGCCGGACGCACAGCGGGATACTTCCAGTATGGTCTTCTCACCTTCACCTCCGGCAACAATTCCGGACTGGCCTTCGAAGTCAAGGCGCATGTAGACCTAACCGGAACCAAATACATAGAGTTTTACGTGTTTGCCCCATACACTATCCAGGCTGGAGACCGCTTCACGGTCTACGCCGGATGCAACAAGATATGGGGCACGTGCAAAAACCAGTTCTTCAATCAGGTGAACTTCGGAGGATTCCCCTTCATTCCCGGCAATGACGCCATGCTACAGACCCCACTTTCCAAATGAGCACAGCAAGAGACATAGTGAGACTGGCGCGCGGATATCTGGGAACTCCGTTCCATCACCAAGGAAGGATTCCCATTTCCGGTTTGGACTGTGTGGGGTTGGTGGTTCGTGTGGCGTCCGATATGGGAATCCCCGTGCAGGATGACACCAAGTATCCGCGTGTGGCGCGGGACAACCGGATGCTGGAGGTGATGCTACATAACGGCCTGACGCCCATCCCCGCCTTCCTCCAGCAACCGGGAGACGTGTTGGTCTTCTGGTTCAACAGCGCCAAGCGTTGGCCACAACACGCGGCCTTCAGGACTGACTATGGGATGCTGCATACCTACACTACTGTGGGTAGAGTGGTAGAACATGGGTATACTCCCCCGTGGCAAAAGCGCCTGTTGGCCGTCCTGAGATTCCCGGAGGTTGAACCGTGGCAACAGTAGTTCTAGGCGTGGCTGGAAGCGTAGCGCTAGGTCCCGTGGGAGGGATACTGGGAGCCACGGTTGGGAGTTACATTGACAACGCTTTCCTGTTCCCTCTGATTTTCCCGGAGGACGAGCCCGAACCTATGTATGGTTCACGAGTGGGCTCCCTGCAAGTCCAGACGGCTTCGGAGGGAACAGGCGTCAAGTATTGTCTGGGTCCGGGAATCAGAATCTCCGGGACCGTCATATGGGTTTCCACGTTGATAGAGGTGGCCAACGAGACTCCGGGGGAGAGTGTGGGTAAGGGAGGTGGAGGAACCACCAGTCCGTCTACAGTCAACTATTATTATTACGTGGACGTGGCCGTTGCTATCTGCGAGGGAGAGATAGAGGACATAGACAAAGTATGGGCAGACGGGGTATTGATCTACGACAGCGGGGAGGACCCCCGCTACTCCAGCCGTGTGGCGGATGAAATCCGCTTCTACCCTGGAAGCATGACACAGGACCCGGACGATATCATAGAGGCTTACGAGGGGGCAAGTGAGGTTCCGGCGTTCAGGGGGACAGCCTACATGCTGTTCCACAGGCTGTATCTCGGAGACTTTGGGAACCGAATTCCCCAATTCTCGTTCCAGGTCAAGGCCGAATCCTCCAAGACCGTGCAATCCGCCCTAGTGGATATTCTGACGCGCGCGGGTCTGGACGCTACGGATTATGACGTGACCGCAGTCACTGGCAACCTGGACGGTTACGCCGTTCCCGGTCCCCAGAAGACCTCACAGGTTCTTAGCCCACTAATGACCGCGTTCGATTTGGTGGCCAGACAATCCAATGGTGTTCTGGTGATAGAACCGCGTGAGACCTCTGAAGTCACGGTCCTGGACCCGGATAGTCTGGCGGCGCACGAGGAAGACAGTGATCCGGCGCGTCCTGCTGAAATCAGCGAGGTCTTCGGGGGAGACCTTCCCCGTGAAGTGAACCTTCAATACATAGACAAGGACGCCGACTACCAACAGGGGAGCCAGCGAGAACGTAGAATCCAGACCCCTGCGGATACCGTGGTGAACCTGAACTTGGCCGTGGCTATGAACGGCGCTACGGCGCGTGAGATAGCGTCCAGGGAGCTTTGGCAACCGTGGGTCCAACGGCAGGTCATAAAGCTCCAGCTTCCTCCCAGCAGCGTCACAGTAGAGGCTAACGACATTCTGGAAGTCACCATGTTCGACGACACTACCTTCGGGATTTTCGTCAAACGTGTGGACGTGGGGATCAACAGCCTTTTGGTAGTGGAGGGAGTGGTAGAGGCTACTGGAGGACAAGGCTACTCCGGGATAGCGGATGCTCCGGACCTTCCAGCCAATGCGCTTTATGTCCCCCCGGATATCAGTTTCTACCTTTGTGACATTCCGCCCATCATCCCCACGGATATTGTGGCTGGCAATGGTTCGGCATACCTCTACATAGCCCAATGCACCACCAACCCGGACCTGGAGTATGCTGGCGCATTCTATTATGAGTCCTTCACGTCCGGGGAACTGGAGTATCAAAACGGATATGCCCCTATAGAAACCGTCATGGGAACTGCGGATACTGTGTTGGCTTCTGGTCCGGAGGGATACTGGGATAGAGAAAACACTGTGGACGTGGTGTTGACCAACGGAACGCTGGCCAACGCGGACGAAGACGATATCTACAGAGGCGGTTACATGGCCCTTCTTGGCGATGAAATCATAGCCTTCGAGAATGCTGCTCCAACAGGGTCCCCGCGCACATACAGACTAGGCAAGTTGTTGCGTGGACTCCGTGGAACAGAATGGGCTATCAATAGTCACTCTATGGGGGAACGGTTTGTTCTGTTGACAAACATGTCCGGCGCGCTTTCCGTTGGAGTCAACAGGGGATTCCTTCACCTTCATATCTGGTATGGCGTGTCCAGCTACTGGAAGTGCATTTCCCCCGGAGGGGACGCCACAACGGCCGCAGAAACCCAATTGGACTTCCAGGCCAACGGAGTCAAACCCTTCTCCCCAGTCCATATAACCGGAAGCAGAAACACAGCCAATGACCTGACCATTTCCTGGATACGCCGGACCAGAATGCCCGTAAAGCTCTTCAGTTCTCCAGGGATAATCCCGCTTCTGGAGAGCGAGGAATCCTACGTAGTGGAGATACTGGCCAACCCCGGAGACGCCACACCGCTTCGGACGATTGTGGTTGACTCCGCCACGTCCGTGGTGTATCCCGCTACTGGGGATGGTTCGCAGACTGAAGACGGCTTGACCCCCGGAGACCTTGTGAACGTCAGGATAGCGCAAGTCTCCACGTCCGGCGGACCAACCAGAGGATTCGCCAGAGAGGGAACCATCTAATGAGCAATACTCCAAAAACCAACCTCCCGCGTCTGGCCACAGGACAGGCCAACGCGGAGGTGATCCACAATGAAGCCTTGAACAGGTTGGACACCTTTACCCAGCTTTCGGTCAAGGACCGCGATCTGTCCACACCTCCCGGAAGTCCTGCCGAAGGTGACACGTATCTGGTCGCCACCAGTCCTACAGGAGACTGGACCGGCCACGCCGGTGATGTGGCTATGTATTACAGCGGTTGGTTGTTCGCCACTCCCCGCGAAGGCTGGGTAGCATGGGTTGACGACGAGGACGTGTTGATCTACTTCAGCGGGTCCGCATGGTTCACCCTTCCAGCTTCCCCTACGGGAGGAACCTATGTCACTACGTTGGTCAACAGGTATATCTCCCCCACAGGGTCTGACGTAACCGGGGACGGGTCAAGCGGGAACCCGTGGCAAACGCTGGAACATGCCCTATCTGAAACATCGTCATATTGGATCACTGATACGGGAACTCTCCGAATCAACGTGGCCGCAGGAGCTTACTCGTATACGGCCATGACACAAGTCACAGCCTTGGCCAGCACACACGGAAATGGAAAGATAGAAATACTTGGTGATACACAGAATCCGGAGAACCACAGATTCACTGCTCTGGTCAACAGCGACGAACTTACAATCTCGGATTTCGCCGTGACCGGCGGATCAACCGTGATTACCTTCTCCGGATCACCGGACCTATCTACTGTCATAGACGGAACCAGCATCATCTTCATACAGGGATACACCACGGACCCGGACAACAATGGGTTCTTCACGGTAACTGCCCACAATGACACGGCCAAAACGGTTACGATTACCACTCCCTCCGGCGCTTCGGATTCTACTGAGACCGCATACGCCGGGATCACGAAGAACGTGGACGCGCTTGTGGAGGTGTTCAGTCCACACAGGGAGTATCTGGAGTTCAGGGGAGTGACCTTTGAGGGTGCGCAGGCGGATGATGAAACTGGAGGCGGAATCCGTTGCAAGGCGTCTACTCTGTGCATGGACAGTTGCTTGGTGCGCTACAACATCCGCGGTGTGGCTGTCCTCTGTCAAGGCATAGTGCGCGTCATTGACAGCGATGTGGAAAACAACAAGATAGGACTTTATGCTTACGCATTGGGTCTTCTGGAGGCGTCGGATTCCGGAAATGCTGGAACCAATTACGACTACGGCGCTGTGGCCGACGCCAACGGCGTGGCTAACAGGGGCGCCATAACGGGTGATACCCCTGGACTCGAAACCAACGGAGGCATTGTGTTGCCATGAGCGAAGCATTGCTGGTCAACGGAAAACTACGGGCTGTTTCTACAGGTTTTGCCGTATGTCCCTGCGGGACCCGCGTCACGGCCGACGAGGGATTCAGAGTCACGGGTTTGGTGGAGGGACAATTCTCTGTGGAGACGGCTTCCCTCATTCCCAACCCCGGCGTTCTTCTAGCTGCCCCAAGTGAATTCTACTTCGACAGCGGAGACAGCCAAGTCAAGCGCTATGACGGGGAGTCCTACACGCCTTACCCCTAGCAGGGAGGAAGTCATGTCCAAATTCGTTCCCAGAAACGTCATCCCTCTTCCCAGCGGCGCGTATGTCCGTGGGGCAGACGCCACCACGGGAAGGTTGATTCGCACCACGTCCGGGAATGAAATCACGGACCTCCGGTTGGTGTTGGATAGGGCGCCATGCCGTTACAAAACCGGGGACGCATTGGCTATCAATGACTGGTTGACGCCGGAGGACCCCGGTCTGTTCGATAGCTGGTTGCTCAAACAATGGGATTCCCAACTCCGTTGTGTCTGGAGACTGGACGAGACCGGGACCCCCACAGAAATGGCGGACGCCACTGGGGGAGGTTCCTCCCTGGAAGTGGTCAACGGCGGGTCCATGACGTTTGGCAACGCGGGTATCCACGGCAACGCTGTAAACACCAACGCCGCTGGATACTTCAAGATAAGGGCAGACGCTATCAATGGTATGCTTCAGGCTCCCCCGGACAATGACCCTGACAAGGGGATAGGGGAATTCACCATCAGCCTTTGGATACGACGGGCCACAATTCCAGCGTATAACACTGAATACACCCTCTTCCACATAGACGACTCCGCTAGGGACATTCGTGGGTATTACTATTGTAATGCCACTCCGGGAGCGTCTTATCTGCGGATGGTAGCTGGCCTAGGCTACACCTTCTACTATGTAGAACCATCCGTTCTGTTCGACGGGAACTGGCACAACGTGGTCTTCTCTCGTGAGTTCACCTACCCGGCTACCCCCACGGCAGACCCTGACAAGGGGATAGGCAGAGTTTTCCTGGACGGGGTGATGGGCGTAGCGGATGACTATTTCATTTATGAACACGCTTGTTTCCGAACACAAGCGGACCTGACCCGTTACCTCTACATAGGGGCAGATTCGCTAGGAGCAACTCTGTGGGATGGTGAACTAGACGAAGTGACGTTCTGGTTCTCACAGGGAGAGAGAACACAAGCCACACAGGTGGACGCCTCCCTATCCTACAGGGGCACAGTCTCACTCTACAACCCTCCGGTCCCCACGTTTCCATTCACTAACGGAACCGGGAGGTTCTACAACCCCTAGGAGATTCCATGCGCAAGGGTTTGATCCAACTACAGGATGGTTCCTTCACCAACGTGGAGGAACTGGCCGCTATTCAATCTCCAGCGGCCGACGACAAACCGGACCGGCTACGGATACGGCCGGTTGGACTGCCGGGAAGTTTTGAACTCTCCGGCGCGGACAAGACCACAATTGAGGATTGGATTTCTACCATGAATCCCACAGATTTCGTTGAACTCCAGGACGGAACCCGGTTGAATCTGGGTAGGGCCGCCGCCATTCGCCCCATTTCAATGGCCACAGGATATGAGGAAATCACGGTCAGGATGCTGGGGGAAGCTGGCGCATTGACCTACAGCGGCGCGGACGCTGTGACCATCTATGATTGGTTGTCCGCAGGACAGGTCCTCTTCACCAACACAGTGGTTGTGGCCAAGTCCAACAATGCCTACACCACCATTCAAAGCGCGATTGATTCTATAGCGGACGCCGCCGCAGACAACCGCTACACGGTTCTGGTCATGCCTGGAGTCTACGAAGAAACGGTCACGGGGAAAGACTATGTGGACGTGATCGGAGTCACAGTGGAGGGACAGGGCGTAGTCCTGACCAATGAAGTGGGTCCGCTCTATGCTTTCCCCAGCAGTGGAGGCAGTCTCAAAGATATCTATCTCCAGCTTCTCCCGGTCAGTGACACTGTGACTTATTGGGCCGTGGAGGCTTCAGGTGGAGACGTGACTATCAAGGACTGCCGGTTCTTGGTGGCTTCCGCTGTAGACGGTTGCGTAGCCGGACTGGTCAAGGCCACCAGTTGTTCCTACTTCCGTATGGAGCACTGCTGGGGTGAATACACCATGACGGGGAACGGCGCGCCGGGAGAGATACACATAGCCGTCAATCTGGTCAGTCAGACATATGCCCGTCTGGAGAACAACCGTGTGGACATGCGTGTGTCCGACCAAGCGGACAGCATCATAGGAATCTGGGATTCGGCCACCTACAACACGGAACTGTTCCGGAACACCTTCGCCATTCTCCCGGACCACACCAGCTTCAACGGGAACTGTGTCTGTTACTACTATGACGGCGAAGCCGGGGACAGCATAGCGTCCGTTTGGAACGCATGGTCAATCACGGCCGGACAGGCCGGAGAGGCAGGAACGTATCACTGTTTCTATATCAACCAGCAAGCTACCCTTCTGTCCGTCCAGGACACTTACCAGATAGCGCTAGGCGGGTCCGGAACGCCCTACTGGGTCTTTCTGAACAACGCTTCCGCTTCCGCCAGTATCATTCTGGTCTCGGCCATAGGGTCCGGGACCTACGGCGGGACGGGGACATACTTCTACTCCACCTCCAGCCCAGCCGGTGACTTTCTGGCCAACGGCGTCCATTCCATAGGTGCGTTCAAGACGGGTCCCGTTGCCAGTCCGTCCAGTGGTTGGACCGGAACGGTGACGTTCGCCAGCGACACGGACATAACCGTGGTCAACGGAATCATCACGGCCAAGAACCCATAGTGTGAGCGAACCGGCGGAATGTCGGTCCTCCCTACAACAGCCGGGTTGGCTCAGGTTGACCCGGCTGTTCCTCTACCTGGACTCCACGCTACACAGAGTCTCGGGACTCCCGGAATACCCGCAGGGACCGCTAAGGCGCTCACGCGGCGTCTCCTGAGCCGTGATTAGCTATTTGGAGAGGGGTTCCTGTGCGTCCAGGGGAGTCCCCGGACGGACCTACTCGAAACTCGGTCTAGACCGATTCCGCATGTCTTTTTCTTTGAAAAGTAGCATGTTACAAGTCAAAGTCTTCCAACAGACTGTGACAATTCCACTGGAATTCGCTAAAAATCCTCTTGACTTCCACTATAGTATAGGTAGACTCTCAGTATGGGAATTGCCCATTTACCATGTTCTTGTTCAACGGAGGTCAACGGAATGAGACGCGGAAACCAATTGGAGGTCCTGGAAGTAATTCGGACGCGCGACGGTCATTGGATTTGCCCTATCTGTGGTGAACCGTACGACCACTATGGGCTGGCCCGGGAATGTCTGGAAGAGTGTAGGGGAGCCCACAGCCATGTCTAGGCGATGCCGATACACGTTTCGCAGCACAGACGGCCGCACATTCAAGGTAGTGATTACCCCTGTGAGCTACAAGGGCAATCCATCTGGATTCAGGTTCACGCTAGCGGGAAGGACGTTTTTCCGCCTCAGACTGACAGCGGAGGAAGTGTTGTCCGACGCCAAAAACGTCTTGAACAAAATGTTGTTGCCAGAAGGGGCAGAAGTGATTGTGGAGGACACCAATGGCTAGCCATGAATACGATGTGCGCAGGCTGGCAGGGACCAAGACACCTATCTGGGCACTGTCCAAGCTGAAGCAGAAACCCTTCCCGCACTGGCTCACCATGCGGTTCTTCAAGGAAGATGAACGCGGAGCTAATGAGTGTCTGTTCCGGCTATGCAGGCGCACAGTGGGATTGGCTACCATCCGTGCCACGTGCAAGGTCTACGGCGCTACGTTGGACGAATCCTGCCTGGACTCCCAGTTGAAGGTAGACCTGCCTCCAGGAAGTGTCTGGAATATCAACGGGCTCCACACGCGGACCCGACCATTCGCCAGACCCGGCAGGCGACAACTTGACATAAGGGACCTGCTGGAGGACATGGAACACGGCGTCTCTTCCTGCCCCAATCCGGACTGCGCTGTCTGTAACACTGTGGAGGAACCCACTTGCCAGAAGAACGACAGATAACCAAGACCCCCAGACGGGCCATAACCAAAACCCGCAGACGGGATGCTGGGAGTGAACGCAGGATAACCAAGACCCCCAGACGGATGATAACCAAGACGGCGCGCCTCTCCCTCCCCGACACCTTCAGGGTCCGGAACATGGGGAGAGGTTTGCAAAGACCATTCGCCCTCCAGCAATGCGTCAACAGGCCGTTCCCCGTCTGGGTCTGCAAGGCGTTTTTCGAGACAGAGGCTATGGCCGTGCGCGCATACCCCCTGTCAGGGGACTTCACCCTGGAGCTGGAAGCGGAGGACATACAATGAAGCATTGCTACGAAACGGTCAGATTCAACCACAAAAGCTGGCCTGTGGTGGAGAAGGTAATAGAGATAGTGGCGGAATACAGGGGGCAGGGATACTCCCTTACGCTCCGCCAACTCTACTATCAGTTCGTGGCCAGAGGCCACATAGCCAACACCATGAGGGACTACAAAAGGCTGGGAGGTCTGGTGAGCAAGGCGCGCCGCGGTGGCTACCTGGACTGGGAGGCTATAGAGGACCGCACGCGGAATCTCCAGGGAAACTCCCACTGGGGGAGTCCGGGAGAGATAGTGCAGGCGTGCGTCAGGTCCTACGCCGTGGACAAGTGGGAGGACCAGCCACACAGAGTGGAGGTCTGGGTAGAGAAGGAAGCCTTGGTGGGAGTGGTGGCCAGAGTGGCCGGGGAACTGGACGTGGACTACTTCGCGTGCAGAGGCTATGTCTCTGACTCTGAAATGGAAGCTGCTGCACGACGTCACATAGCCTACGAACGCTGCGGGCAGTCCGTCACGGTTCTGCACTTGGGAGACCATGACCCCAGCGGGATTGACATGTCCAGGGATATCCAGGAACGGTTGGACCTCTACCTGGCCCACACTAACGTGTTACGGATAGCTCTGAACATGGATCAAGTGGAGGAATACACGCCTCCGCCCAACCCGGCCAAACTGACGGACACGCGCTGTCAAGACTACATGGCACGCTTCGGGGATGAATCATGGGAACTGGACGCTCTGGAACCCGCCGTCCTCTCCCAGCTAATCAAGGATCACGTAACGTCTCTACGGGACGACGTGCTATATGAAGCTGCCCTAGTAAGGCAGGAAAGCGGTCGTGACAAGCTCAGGGACGTGGCGGAGACCATTGACGACGAGTAGGATTTCCGTCCTCCCACAACGCACACACACACAGGCAGAAAGGACATGTCATGCAGAACGTAACCGTAGAGGTGGACGGGGACACCCTGATTCTGAGGGTGAACCTGTCCAAGTCCTACGGGATGACTGAATCCCGGAAGTCCAAGGGAATAGCCACCAGCAACGGTCCTGTTTCCCTGAGACACTACGGACTCCACGACGTGGTCATGGGGTTGAACGTCTGGCGCAAGATACGTCCAGTCAAACCCCGAGGAACGCGGAAGCCGGAGGCGTAGGGAAAATGCGACGAATCCCTAGTCATCACACAACCAGAACTGTTCTGTTACATACACGTATAACAGGTAAACAGAACAATACGGTTACACAAGTGAATAGGGATTCGTCTAATTTCTCCATAAGAACTCCGTTCCTCTTCAGGAAACAAGGGCAGTCCGGCCTAGAACCGGCCGAATCTGTGCTTTTGAAAATCTTCTTGTCACAACTACAGACCCGCCAAGAACTTGGGGGAATCAGGCCGGGATTAGCTGAAAATCTCTTGACAGGACGGTCACACGGGGGTATCTTCAAGGCCGTGTTAGACCACAACTACAGACATGCACTTGGCCGGGACTGGTTGTATCGCCCACTGGGCCTAGCCCCCGTGGTCTAACCGGGTGATACAGCCGTCCCGGTCTTCTCTTCAGGGAGGACGGACAGAATGACAGAGGACGCCAAACAGACGGCGACCACAGCGCCTCAGACGGAACCCTCCCCCAGCAACGGGGGACGGACAGTGACCCTGACCCCCAAAGCGCCGGAGACGGGGGAACAGCAGGGGACGACGGTGAAGACGGGAAAATCCGCACCCGTCAAGAAGGCCAAGAAGGCCAAGACGGCCAAGACGGCCAAGACGGCCAAGACGGCCAAGACGGCCAAGACCTCTTCCCCCAGCAAGCCGAAGGGGAAGCCGAAGGCCAAGACTGCCAGTGCCACGGCTGGAGACAGAGGGTGTGCGGCATTCATCCGGCAGTGTTACACGGAAG